CTTGGGTAAAACTTGGTACTACAGTTTACTCAGCTGCTTCTACTACTGCTGATGGTTTAATGAGCAAAGAAGATAAAGGTAAATTAGATACTTTAGTAGGTACTGATGTTCCAGCAATCAAACAAGCACAAAATGATTTGAAAGCTAAATTCGATCCTAGTGGTGCTGCTCTTAATGCAGTAAAATTGGGTGGTAAATCTCTAGCTGATTTCGTAACTACAGCACAATTGAATGCAATTACTGGTGGTGCATTTGTAATCAAATCCAAATATATCCCACATGGTAGTTTTACTCCTGGCTATACATTCAGTACAGATCCAGAAGCTCCTACTTATAATGCATATACTCTTCCTGCTGGTGAGTCTGCAGCTTATCGTCTTCCTCTTTCTGCTCTTCGCAAAAATGATGATGGTACTTTCGAATACTTTATTCCTGTAATTAGTCTTTCTGCTAATGGTCAAGACGTTACAGTATTACTTGAAGAACCAGCTGATACTGTATTGGTATATGCTGAAATTAAAGCAGGCGAAGGAATCCAATCTCCTACATCTCCTGATCCAGCTATATAATTAAATAACTTGTATCCCATCAGATTTTTCTGATGGGATCTATTTTTCAGAAAAGGAGGTAATTAGATGCCTGATACTACTCCTGTTACTACACCAGCTGTAGAAGGTACAGTATCTTCTGAATTGCATGATAGTAACCATATTACGGTAACTAACTTAGCACCGTATCGTGGTGATATCAATATAATTCCAGAAGGTATGAAGCTTTCTGAAGTTTTATCTATCATCGTTTATTATCTCGGAGTATTGGATCAAACTGCTCATGTCTTAGATAAAGACCTTCGGGATAAACTAGACAAATTCGTAGCTCCTGCTGAAGGAATGGGTTTCTCTAGTAATGACTTTACTGATGAAGATAAGAAAGCACTTGAAGATGTAGTAAAAGAATTAGAAAAACGCAGTTTATTAACTACAGATTCTAATCATGTAACTATTACCAATATCCAAACTATTGCTAGAGGTGAATTAGAGCATGGTGATACTTTATCTACTGCTTTATCTAAACTTCAGTACATGTTTGGTATTCTTCATTATAAACTCAAAGATGAATATTTAGATAAGGGTCAAATCGATAAAGAGTATGTCCATAGACGTACTGGTCAGGGTTTATCCTCTAATGACTTTGATGATGACTATAAAGCATTGCTTGATCATCTTACTACAGATAATGCTAGCAATCCTACTTATACTAAACAACATATCGACGATACATTTGTAAAGAAAGATGGAGCTAAAGTTCTATCTACTAATGACTTTACAGATGAATATCGTAATAACTTAGTAGCAATCACTAAGAAATTAGATGATAATTACTTATCTCTTCTTGGTGGTAATATGACTAACCATCGAATTACATTTGAAGTCGGTGGTGGTTTAACCTTTAATGGTATAGACCAATCTGTAGAAACTACTTTAGATAAAGACTTCTATACTGGTACAGCTTATAAAGCTATCCGTGTAGGTAATATGGTAGCTACAGAACGTTCTAAAGAATATAATGTAGGAGATACTGTATTTACAGAAAATCTTCCTATTGGATTATACTTATACTGTAAAACTGCTGGTACTACAGCAGTACTAGAACCTACTTGGAATACAACTCCTGGTGGAGAAACTATAGATGGTACTACTACATGGGTAACCCGTAGATTTAGTTCTTTATACTCCGATGATGGTGAAGAAATTAAAACAGAATATCTTGGTTCTAATGGTGGTGCTATGAATGGTGCTATCAATATGAACTCCCATGATATTAAATTCACTACAGGTGGAGTTAAATTTGCTAATGGTACTCAACTTACAGAAGAAGGGTTGAAAGGTAATGCTGATACAGCAACTAAACTTCAATTACCATTCAAGATTAATGGTTTCTCTGTAGATGGTACTGAAGATGTAGAACTAGATTATATCCCTAAAGATGAAAAATCTAGACCTTATGGTGTAGCTACACTTGATGCTCATGGTAGAGTACCAGTTAACCAACTTCCTTCCTTCGTAAGATCGGTAGAGAATGTTAAGAACTACCAATCTTTACCTAGAATAGGTAACAAAGAAATCATTTATATCACTAATGATAATAATGAAATCTATCGTTGGTCTGGTACAGCTTATATTAACGTATCTCCAGACTCTGCTACATCTGAAGCTACTATTAAATTAGTAAACCCTCGTAATATCGGTTTAACTGGTTCTGTTGCGGGTAATGCTTACTTCGATGGTAGTGAAGATATCACTATTGAAACTGAACTTAACAGAATTGTAATGGGTGGTAAGTTCGGTAATACTGGTCAATACGTTCCATCTTTTACTTTAGGTGACGATGGTCGTATTAGTGCTATTGAAAACCGTAAAGTTGTAGTTCCATTTAATGAAATTACCAATAAACCAACCACATTAGCTGGTTATGGTATTACTGATGGTATCACTCCAAGTAATCTTAATCTATTAGCTGATGTATATTTAGCATTAGCTGGTGGTAATATGACTGGTAATATCGTTATGAATGACGATACTAAGATTGCTGGTAAGAACTCTGGTGTAAAAGTTCACTTCAAATCAGATGAATTGGTTATTGGTAGTGATACTAAAGATGCTATTACAGTAAATGATGGAGATGCTCAATCCTCTATCAATACTTATGACTATGCATTTGGCTTTATGAGCCCATATAGAGCTACTGATATTGATTCTTTCCGTCAAAAAGATTACGATAGAGTACGTACTATTACATCTCTACACCCATTCAATACATTTGATGTATTTAAAGGTGCTGAGTTAAAGAACGAAACCAATAGTACAGCAATGAGTATTGGTTTTGGTCAAGATAAGACAACTGCTATTCTTCAAATCTCACCATCTAACCATAAAGTTAGAGTTGGTGGTGGTACTAATATCACTTTAGATTGGAAAGATACTATCCCTACTGAAGGTGGAACTAATACCTTTACTGGTACTAATAAATTCACTGGTCCTGTAGACTTATCTGCTGATAATACTACATTAGGTGGTAGAAGTCTCAATGCAGCTATTAACGGTGCTATTGAGACAAAGACAGCAATAGATATAGCATATCCAGTTGGTTCTATCTATATGACTACTGATGCTAATTTTGATCCAAATGTATCTTGGCGTGGTACTTTCTGGGAACAATCCGACACTCGTAATAATATTACATTCGGTTCTGTTTCTGCTACAACATTCGTTTGGAGACGTCAACGTTAAGAAAGGAGCTATACTTAATGGCACAATTAAAAGTTTATCGTGATGGGCAATGGGTAGTTGTACCTTTAGAAGCTACTTTTGTTCCTGCTGCTACTGATACTAAAATTGGTGGTGTACGAGTTACTAATGGTACTATGCTTCGAGTAAATTCTACTGGTTTGCTTTATGTAGATGAAGATGAATTGAAGACTTTTATCGAAACAAATTATAATGTAACCAAGAAATAAGATAAAACCTATCCCCTATCCAATATTGGATAGGGGTATTTCTTGTGCACGAAAACATTATTATAATTAAACTTCATATTTTATTAAGAAAGGGGTTTGAAATGTTTAAATTTCTTTTCCCATTGGGGGCTAGACTATCTATTGTTATTGATAGTATAGAATACTTCTTCAATACTCTACATGAGAAAAAAGAAAATAAAATCCATTTTGGTGAAATCCCTCCTGAAGATCCTGAGGCAGGTGACCTCTGGATTTCTTATGCTATAGATCATAATAATCTTAGTGAAAAGGAATTTCCTATTTCAGCAAACATTGAACAACTTGAAGTATCAGACCAAAGTCTTTCTATTTCTGCTACTATAGACGATAAGAATGATATCGATACTGTATTCACTCCAGAATTCTCTAAAGATGGTAATTGGTTAGGTTATCTTCAAGGTAACTATGGTCAATTAACTAATGATTGGATTCTAGATGGTAATATTAACTGGTTTGCTGTAAATACTAAGGGTGAAATTTGGTTCGAAGTCCTTGGTAAATATTCTGAATATATTAAAGTGATTATTATCTCTATCGATAATAAATATACACTAGTATTTGATGGTTTACATGATGTATTGAAACGTGAAAAAGGTTTCATTAATGATTGGACTATGAATGATGACGTATATCAATATATTCGCTCTAAAACAGGAGAACCAATTAAATTACATGTAACAGTTATTCGTTATTAGAAAGGAGGATAACATGGCTTTTGGATTGGCTCATTTGACTACCTTATTAAGTGATTCTGCTAATAAGTTATTCAATAAAAAACAAAATAAAATACGTGTCTCCTTTCTAAGACCAAATGTCGCTGAAGAAGGCGATATTTGGATCGATACTGGAGAACACTCAGCACAGGTATTCAATAAACCTTATATAGATGATAATTTCTTATCTTTGACTGCTGTAATCGAGCAATTAGAGGCTTCTAAGGAAGTAAATATCTCTGGTTTTGTAGAAGAGCATTTATCTAAAGATATTAATATCAGTGCAGATATCATTAATAATACTGCTGATAAATATATTAATATTATGGCTGAAGTATCTTCTAACTGGGTACTTAAATCTGGTCGTAAAGAATATGATCGTATGTATGGTAAACACTTTAGAACTGCTTACTATGGTTATTATACTCCAGCAGCTAATTGGATACAAGATCAAGATAGACCTCCTGTACAAATTGGTTCTATGCAATCTGCTCAGTTTGATATTGATGCAAAACCATTCTATATCTTATCTCTAATGGCTTATTATGACGAAGATAATACTGCTAGTGGTAATGGCTTTAATGTATTATTTACTATTAGAACTCCTGATAGAGTAATACCATTTGATAGCCTTACTATTACTATCAATCATCAATTCAGATATCCTAAACGTAGAGATGTGGTTTATACTAAGACTATTACAGCTGAAGAATTTGATTCTGAAGACTTATTAGTTAGACATGCTACATGGGCTGATGAAACCAATGGTGCTATACCTAAGTTATTTGAAATCTTATATGATTTAAACCATTATTCTGATATCCCAGTTAATATTGACCTTAAAGCTACAGTAAATGGTAATACTTATGGGTTTACTAAGACTACTAATGCTTTAATCCACGGTAAAGATATTGATATTCCTGTAGAAGAGATTAGAAAGATTACCGATACTGGTGATATTGATATTCAAACTGGATATAATATCCTTGGTAAGTATAATAACTTAGAACCAGTTAAGTCTATTATCATTAAACGTGAGAAAGATAGTGCTGGAAGGTATATTAAGTATTTAGAAGTAGAATTTAGTGATGTATCATATACAGCAGCTAATATTACACTTAGAGATAACTATGATTCTGGTCTAAGAATTAAGACTAAAGATATCGTAAATAATAAATTCAAAGTAACTGATCCTTATAAGGTTAAAATCTGGAGTGAAGTATTTAGCACAAGCCTTTCCTCTGGTACAACAGTTATATTTAGAATAGAAGATAAGGAGGATCAAATCCACTATGAGGAATAAAACCATTAAACCTCCTGTGAAGTCTAATAGACCTTTTACTGTAAATATAGTTCAATCAGATCATCAATTAATTACAGTTAAGCATGATGGCAAGAGTTATACTGAAACTTTTACTATTCCAGCTGGTAAAGTGCTTAACTATAAATCTTATATAGCTCTTACTGATGATGATGGATATTATGTAGGTAGAATTAAAGAAGCTATTGATTTAGCTTCTAATTCTACCACTATTTCTGCTTCTGAAGCTCGTCCTATTATCCATACAGTAACTGTAGAGCAATATCAATTACAAGATATCAATGTTCATCTTACTGATCCTGGTAATATTATCAGATTTGAGGATGAAACCACTTCTTATTCTTTTACTGCAGAAGATAAGACCAAATATACTTCAGATTGTAGTACTAGATTAGTAAATTACGACCCTGGTACTTCAGATCATCCTGGTCCTGGAGATATTCAGGAGAACTTTACTATTGCTGCTGAAACAAATCCTCAACGTAATGAAAATGTACAAGTATTGATATACCAATCTCCACATCAAACTATTACAGTTGATTATAAGGGTACTAAACATACAGAACCTTTCATTATCAAACGTAGAGATATTGTATCTGCTACTATTGAAGCTGAAGAAGGATATAAACCTGGGTTGTTGAATCGTACTAAAGTACGTGCTACTAACTTCGATAATATTGTATTTAAAGCTTCAGCTGCTGGTAAAGCTAAGAAGAAAATTCGTATTAGACAAAAACACCATCAAAAGATTACTGCTACTTATAAAGGTAAAACTTTTGAGACTACATTTGAAGCATATCTTGGTGATAAAATTAAATTCACTGTAGAAGCTGATCAAGGTTGGACTGCTGGTAATTTGAATGTAGATCCAGACTATACTGTGGTTGGTACTGAACCATTAGAGGTTACTGTATCTGATGCGGAGCCAATTACATATACTGTAACTCCAATCCAAACTCCTCATCAAACTATTTTTATTAAATATGGAGATGTAAGAAGCTCTACTCCTGTAAGAGTTCCTAGTGGTACTAGAGTTGAATTTGAAATAGTACCAGAAGTTGGTTATAATGCTGGTACTCTTGATAAATTATCTGCTGTTGTAGATGGTATGAATATTACCGTATCTGCTACACCTGCTGAAATTAAGAAATTCAATCTCAATATAGTATTTGATCCAGAAGCTCACACTACGTTAAAGGTAACTAAAGACGGTACTGTATTTGGTACTTATACTGAAAATACTGTATTAAAGTTCCAATATGGGACTGTGTTAACCTTTGCTCTTACTATGGAAGAAGGATATACTGAAACTAGAAATCCTAATTCTATTACTATGAATAAAGATAATACTTTAATTATCCAAGGTACTTCTAAGAAACAGTTTACTATCACTTTAACACAAACTGATAACCAAACTATTTATGCTATGTATAAAGGGGTTAAGAAGACAGAATCATTTACTGTAGAATATGGTGATAGCTGTACATTTGGTATAGAAACTTCCAATCCTGTTGATATTATAGTTGGTACTTTATCCGTTACGGAATTTACTAATATTAAAGAAAATAAAACAGTAACTGCAACTCCAGCTACACTAAAACCAGCAAATCTAACTAACTTTGTTGAACTAAGATATCCATATCCTGATAATTCCTATACGTTTGACGATGTCACTATGGGCAAAAAGCCAACTCATGGAAATTATCTATTCTACAAAACCGTAGATAAATTGAGAGAAGAAGATTTTAAATATGCTGAAAATGCAAAAAATATAGTATCAGCTAACGGTGCTTTTAAAAATGCATATAGTCTTACAAAATTTCCAGTAATTAAACTCAAGGATAATATAAGAGACATAAGCTATATATTTGCCGGTTGTGATAAATTAACATCCGATGAACTAAACCGAAACCTATCAGCATGGAAATTGTCAGGTGATTTAAATCTCAGAGAAGCATTCAGAGATTGTCATTCTTTAGAAAGAATTGACATGAGTGTATTCAGAAATTGTAATATAACTGACTCCTCTAGTGTATTTTCAACCTGTAAGAAATTAAAAACTATTGCAAATATCGGAAATTTAAATATATCTAAAGCAGATGGTATGAGCTATCTTTTTTATGAGTGTAATGCACTTACCCAATTAGATTTATCTAATTGGGATACAAGCAATATTCAATATATGATAGCTACATTTGATGGTTGCAACAATCTCACAGAATTAAATTGTTCTACATGGAATACTGGCAAAGTATATAACATGCAACTAGCGTTTTATAATTGCAATTTGTTAGAAACTATACCGGTTAGAGATTGGGATACTAGGAATGTAGTGTATATGGATAAGACATTCGGGAATTGTACATCTCTCGTAAATTTAGATGTTTCTAAGTGGGATACTAGTAAAGTTGTTGAGTTGACTAATACATTCTACCACTGCTCTTCCCTCAAAACATTAGATGTTTCTAAGTGGAAGACATCCAATGTCCTCAGATCAGATAGTTTATTTAGTGGTTGTGAGAAACTTACCTCTCTAGATGTTTCAAAATGGGATACTGGTAATATTACTACAGCAAGTAGTATGTTTAGTGCATGTAGAGCTCTAACTAGCTTAGATATATCTAAGTGGAATACTAGTAAAATGACTAATATCTCTAGTATGTTTAATAGTTGTACCGCTCTTACAACTTTAGATGTATCTAAATGGGATACTAGTAATGTCACTAATATGAAATCTATTTTTTCTAGCTGCCCGTCTCTTACAACTTTAGATGCATCTAAGTGGAATACTGGCAAAGTAATCGATATGTCTGGTGTATTTAGTTATTGTAAATCTCTTACATCTTTAGATGTATCTAAATGGGATACTAGTAAAGTAGTAGATATGAACTATGCATTTTCTAATTGTGAAAAGCTTACAACTTTAGATGTATCTAAGTGGAATACTAGTAATGTCACTAATATGCGAGCTATGTTTAGTGGATGCTCAGGACTTACAAGTTTAGATGTATCTAAGTGGAATACCGCTAATGTTACCGATTTATCATCTTTATTTGCATTCGATAATAAACTTGCAAGTTTAGATATATCCAAGTGGAATACTGGTAAGGTAACTAACATGGGTCAAATGTTTAATTTCTGTTTGAAACTAACCAGTTTGGATTTATCTACGTGGAATACTAGTAAAGTAACTAGTATGTGGGCAATGTTTAATTCTTGTACTTCTCTTACTACTGTAAAGATAAATAATTGGGATACTAGTAAAGTAACTAATATGAAAAAAATGTTCAGTGACTGTACAAATCTAACTACTATCGAAGGTGTATTAGATCTTAAATCATGTAACGATTACGAAGATATGTTCCTTAGTTGCAATAATATCACTTCTATTAAAGTTAAAAACTTACCTACAGATATTGATACATTCTGCAGAGGTGCTAGAATCGATAAATCTAAAGTTACCGTAGTATCTTAATGAAAGGAGAATAAATTGAGATATCCTAAATTTATAGTTAGGCTTGGCGATTCTCTCGCCAAGCTTATAGCTGATATAAAAGCTGGTCTTAGGTTTTATGATAAACATAAAGAAAACAAAATCACTATAGATCATGAACCACCTAAGAATCCAGAGTATAGAGATATATGGATTGATACTTCTCATGAATATATACCTCCTACACAATACTTTACAGTATTCATTATTCAAGGACCGCATCAAACTATTAAAATTTCTGATGGTATTGGTGAGTATGTGTCTAATACTAAACTAGAAGCAAAGACTCCTATTTCGGTAAAGGTTATTCCTGATGAAGGATACGATGCTTCTAAACCAAACTTAACTCATTTTGTATTATCTGAAGATACTGTAGTAGAAGCTTTAACTGAACCTACTAAGACTATGCTTAGAGTTGATATCAGACAAGTACCACATCAAACTATTACTGCTCATTATAATGGGAAGGACTATACTGAACCATTTATGGCTGAATATGGTAGCGAGATTACGTTTACAGTTACTGCTGATAAGAACTACTATGAAGGTACTTTAAACTACGATAGAATTGATAAACTCACAGAATCTGTAATTATCAGAAACGTAGAACCACCTAGAGTTCAGTCTTATATCATTCGTATTAATCAATCAGAACATCAACGTATTTCTGTAGAATATAATGGTAAATCTTATTATGAAACATTTGAAATTCCAATGAATGTTGCTCATGATTATGCCGTTTATATTGATGCAGATGATGGTTGGAATGCTGGTGAGATTAAAGAAGTTAAAGATAAGAATAAACGTGGTACTACTATTTCTGCTTCTTCTGCTTCTCCTATCATGAAGACTATTACAGTAGAACAATATCAAAACCAAAATATCTGGGTTTATGTAACAGAACCTTCTGGTACTGTGGAAGTATATAAAGAAAGATTCTCTATTACAGTTCCAATGAATAGTCATATTACAACTAAAGTAGTTGCTAAGAATGAAAATTGGACACCTGGTGTTGCTAATATTCAAGAAGCCGATATTACAGATAATATTATTATATCTGCTACTGAAGCTACTGGTAGTGATGAAGTGCATTATTCTGTAGATGTATTATTTGATATGAATGATCCTCAAGATTTACATGGTACTCTTAAATTGATTACTGGCGATGGTCGTACTATCAATATTACTCAATCCAACGTAATTAAACTTGAAGAAAATGCAGAAGTTAGATTTGAACTTGTTATAGATAACGGTTATAGCAATGCTACTGTATTAAGCGAATATGTATTGAATAAAGACATCTCTGTTAGTATTAAACCTTCTACTATTAAGAGATATAAAGTTCAATTACAACAAAGTGAAGGTCAAACCATTTATGCTACATGCAATGGTCAACGGTATACTACATCCTTTGAAGCTGACTTCGGTAGTTCAATTACATTTGGCATTGAATCTACTAATACAGAAGATTGGACTCCTGGACGTTTAAGTGTAACTTCTATTGCTAGTTTAGATAGATCTATTACAGTAACTGCTTCTTCTGCTGAAAGAATTATGAGATATAATCTTTCTGTAGACTTTGTATCTCCAGATGCTCATACTAGACTTAAAGTTAAGAAAGATGGTAATGTACTTGGTACTTATACCGATGACTTTACTTTAACTAGAGTATTACATGATACTAGATTTGAATTTGAATTATCTTTAGATGAAGGTTATAGAAACGATACTGTATTAGAACCTATTACTTTAACTAAAGATACTAGACTTGAAGTTAAAGCTAGCCGATTCAAACAGTTCTTAATTACTCCTACTCAAACAGAAGGTCAAACTATCTATATCGTAAATAAAGCTACAGGTGAACGATATACTGAGCCTACTTATGTAGATTATGGTACAGTAGTTGAATTCTTATTGGGTAAACGCAATGATGTAACTGGTCATTATGAAGCTGGTACTATTAATTATCCTACTGGATATAATAATGGTATTGCGGTTCGTGGTGATATTACTGTAACAGCTACTCCAGCTAAACGGTATGGTGTAGTGAATATTACATTACCAGCTGCTACTAATCATGTAGACTCTGATGATTACTTGCCTAAAGCACAATACACTGCAACTTATGAAGGAATCGATGGTATTATTACATTTAATAATGGAAATGGTAAAGGTTCTACTAAGACATTTATTGCTCCTTATGGTAAAACTGTAACTATTAGATCTTTCGGTACTCCTACTGGATATAATCATCAAGATGATATTACAGTAACAGTAGATAACGATAATAATGTAACAATTCCAGCTCCTACTCCTAGAAGATTTAGTATTACTTCTAACTCCTCTGAAGCTAATTACTTCAAGATTGTTGCTACTGATACTGCTGGTACTAAGTATAATCCTAGTGATACTATTCCTTATGGGACAAGAATTACTTTAGGTATCGAACCATTTGATAAAGATTATACTATTACAGAAATTAATAGTTTACCTCTCTATTATAGTAATAAACAAAATAAATACTTTACTTTACCTGATACTATTATGCCTATTACTGGGTATAATACTGATCCAGATAATGGTAAACTTGGTATTGTTATTACTAAAGATATTAGTGCTGCTGCTATAGTACCTACTACAGGTGCATATGGTATAGTAAATGTTACTGTACCTGCATTTAATGGTGTTGTAGATGATGAATACTTGCCACATACTTCTTATGTAGTATCTTATCAAGGACTTACAACTCCTCTTGTATTTACTAATGGTAATGGTAAAGGTGGTGGAGCTAAATTTGTTGCTCCATTCGGTGCAGAAGTTACTATTAGACAAGCTACAACACCTACTGGATATGAAGCAATTCAAGATGTCACATTTACCGTAGGTGCTACTAATAATATCACTGTACCTAATCCTACTCCTAAGACATACTTATTTACTGCACATAATGTAGAAGATCATTACTATAGAATTATTGCTATAGATGAAACTGGTCATGGATATGAAAACAGTGAAAGAATTCCTTATGGTACTAAAGTACGTTTCAATGTTGTACCATATGATGATGACTACACTGTAGTTTCTATGGATGGTATTGATTTCAATCGTAGTAATACCACAAATAAAACATACCTCTTACCAGATACAGTAAAATATATATCTGGTGATGAAAATCTATACTTCGTTCCTGTCAACACATTTAAATATGTAACCAATGATATTGATACATCTATAATAGATGGTGATGGTAATATACCGTTTACAGAAGTTAAATTTATTGATGTTACATTTGAAGATCCTACAAAAGCTTGGATTGAAACGATAAAAGAGGCAAGAATGGCAGGACTAGTTTATAACCAATATAATGGTCTTAATAAAAATAAGACTATCTGGGTATATAATATTCCTAATATTAAATTACAAATTACTCCAGCTTTCTCTCCAGATATTACTGCTCCAGCTTATGTTATCGATAGTTTAGATAGTTCTACATATAGAATTCCTATTACATCGAATACTATCAATATTCCAGTACCTAGACAAGCTGGATTGACTCTTAATATTAGATCTTCTAAATTCCAACCTATAACTGCTATATATGATGGTAATAGATACACTACTACTTTCCGAGTTCCAAAGAATTCTACTGTAACTCTAGAAGCTCCTGTTGATACAGAATTATTCACAGGTAAATTATTATTCGAAAAACCATCGCTCATTGATCCAGGAACAAGGATAAAGGATGAAATAATAAATAATAAACTCAATGTAACAACTGCGGGTGATATTATTTCTGAACCTGAATTCTTATGGGAAACAACTGGTGAGTTTAGAGGTAGAATACACTTAGCGGATAATAGAATAAAAGAAGCAGATAAGAAGAAGATTGATAAGATATTTAATACCGGATTAGTTAAGAATGCTAATAGTGCATTTAGAGCTATCGAAGGTGATTCTTTTGATGGGTCTACATTTGGTCCGGCTATGTCTAGTGTAACTAGTTTATTCCTTGCTTTTAATAATTCTGGTCTAAAGCAAATCAATGTCTCTAACTGGGATACAAGTAATGTAACGAATATGTCAAATACATTTAGTTATTGCAATTTATTAGCTTCTGTAGATGTAAGTAAATGGAATACATCCAAAGTAACAAACATGGAAGGTATGTTTGTCAGTTGCAATTTATTAGCTTCTGTAGATGTAAGTAAATGGAATACATCCAAAGTAACAGATATGGCAAGTATGTTTAGTGGCTGTGGTACATTACGGTCTATAGATGTAAGTAAATGGAATACTAGTAATGTAACTGATATAAGTGGTATGTTCTTTGGTTGTAGTTCATTACATTCAGTAGATATAACTGGATGGGATACTAGTAATGTAACTGATATGACAAGGTTGTTCTTTAACTGTAGCTCTCTTACTACAATAACAGGCGTATTAGACTTTAAGAATTGTACTGAATATTATGGTATATTCTTTGGTTGTAACAATCTCACTTCTGTTAAAGTTAAAAACTTACCTGTAGATATTGATACATTCTGCAATGCCGTTTTAATAGATAAATCTAAAGTTATTGTAGTTTCTTAATCGAAAGGAGAATGATATATGGAAACTTTAAAATCTAGTGATTCTCCTAGAGTGATAGCTGAGAAGATTGATAAGAATTTATCTTTATCCGAGAAAGGATATAAATATCATTTCGACGTTAAACCTCCAGCTAATCCAGATGAGAAAACTTTATGGATAGACTTATTCGTTAAGACTATCATAAAAGAAATTAATACTAAAACTTATGCTGATGAATACTTTGCAGCTCATCCTAGTATAAATAAAAATACCTTTAAATATATTGGTGATGATGGTAAACCTACATTAGAATTTAAGAAGATGATCTATGGTGATGATTACGATCCAGATGCTAAGTATATTCTACAACCTAAGAATAAAACTATAAATGAATTCTGTAAACCAATAGAAACTCAAACTGGTATTCAACCGTATAATTTAGATGAAATTGTATTTAATACTAAATCAGTAAAAAGTTTTAGTGGTCTATTTGGTAGTCTTGCTCCTCATCTCGCCTCTATAGATTCATCTAACTGGGATACTAGTAATATAACTAGTATGGAATACATGTGCTATTATGCTGAAGCATTAAAGAAACTAGATGTATCTAATTGGGATACTTCTAAAGTAAATACAATGTTTCATGCGTTTAACTCCTGTAGTAAACTTAAAGTATTGGATGTATCCAAATGGAATACAAGTAAAGTAGAAACTTTAGGTGGTACATTTTCATACTGTAGTGGTATTACTGAACTAGATGTATCTAATTGGGATACTTCTAAAGTAACTGAAATGAACTACATGTTTAATGGTTGTAGTTCTCTTAAAAAACTAGATGTATCTAAGTGGAATACTAGTAAAGTAACCAATATGGCTAATTTATTTTACTATTGCACATCACTTACCGAAATAGATGTATCTAAATGGAATACAAGTAGTGTGATTAATATAAGCAATATGTTTAGTAATTGTAATGTAACGACATTAGATGTTTCTAACTGGGTTACTAACAATATACAGGATATGAGCTATGCATTTTACTATTGTAGGAATCTTACTAATTTGGACGTCTTTAGATGGAATACAAGTAATGTGACTAATATGTTTTCTATATTCAATGGTTGTAGAGGACTTGAAATTTTAGATGTGGCTAGATGGGATACTACCAACGTAACCGATATGGGATTCATGTTCTCATACTGTAGTTCTCTTACCACTTTAGACGTATCTAAATGGAAAACTGCTAATGTTACCAATATGGGTAATTTGTTTAGTGGTTGCAGTTCCATTACATCTTTAGATGTATCTGGATGGAATACTGCTAATGTAACCGCAATGAATAGTATGTTTTATACATGTAATAGTTTAACTTCCTTAAATTTATCTAATTGGAATACTAGCAAAGTAACTAACATGGAAAAAATGTTCTACCAAGCTAGTAATCTTACTACTATTACTGGTGTATTGGATCTTAGAGCATGTACTAATTACAAGGAAATGTTTAATGGGTGTAGTAAACTCACTATGGTTAAAGTTAAGAACTTACCTACAGATATCGATACATTCTGTAGTACTGCTAGAATAGATAAATCTAAAGTTATTGTGGTAGCATAACAAAGAGAGAAGGCTTTATAACCTTCTCTCATTTAATTAAGGAGAATTTTCTTTATGATAAATAAATTAAAAGAGAAACTTCAAACCTTAGGAGGTAAAATAAATGAAAATAACAAAGAGCATATTATTAAAATCTGTTCTATTTGCATCATTATTGTTGCCATTGTACTCTTCGCAAAGTCTTGCTTCGGACCTAAATCCGAACCAACCGATTCAAGTAAAATCAGAGAGTCAATCAGATATTCAAAAGAACTCAATTCAAATGTTATCCGCAACCTTGAAGATGCAAACAGATCTCTCGATGAAGCTCAACAATCAAATTCAAGAGCTCTCTACGGAATTGAACGTATTGAAGAATACCAATCAACAACTGGAAGAGAACTCAACGAAGCAAGAAACGGAATTAACAATTCTCAAGAGCTCATTGAACGATTACAGACTTCAATTGGATCAAGCCAAGATAGCATACAGTCAGCAACAACAGATCTTGAATCAGCTCAAAGAAGAATTGAATCAATCGAACAGATCGATCGGGAACGCAATGAGCTACAATCAGCAAGCTCAAAATCAATCTCAAGAAGTGAAGAATACCTTGATGGAGCAAAAGGCACAGCTAGAGAGCTTGAAGAAGTCATTAGACGAAGCAACGAAGAACTCAAAGCTATTAAAGACTCAATTGGATCTAGTGGAGAGTGAATTTGAGCAATATAAAAAATCAATAGAACACAAGTATAAAGTTGCTAAAAATCAACGTAATTTTGCGTATGTATTAACAACTATATTTGGTCTAGGTGCTATTCTAAAGCATTAATAATATAATGATCAGATAATTTTCAAAAGAATCTCCAAGAGTCTAATAATAGACTCTTGGGATTTTTATTCTAATTATAAAGGAGGATTAAAATTAAATGTCAAACTCTCCTATCAAGAATAGTACTCTTAATAGAACTAATTTAGCAAGATTAAATAAAGTATTTGCTAGTGCTGGTAGTAAAGGTAAAACTATTATCGCTACAGAAACTCCTGGTGGTGTTCAGCCTAATGATACTTTATTTTTGAATATAGATAAGAAAGAATTCCCTATAATTAAAAAAGGATTAGACTATTTTGAAAACTTTGCTTTAAAGTACATTACTAACTATCCGACAATTAGGAAGTTAGATGATGATATTATAACAAAGATGTATGCTACAGATAATGACTATAATTCTAATACAGCTGTTGCTATAAATACAACAAAAAATATGTTTAAAGATTGTGCTAATCTAGAAGAAGTTTCTAGATTTCCTAATATATATGGTGATTATTTAACATCTGGTGAAAGTATGTTTGAAGGATGTAGTTCTTTAAAATATGTCGATTTCACAAATCATTCGATACAAACAACTACTGCAACTAAGGAATATTTATTTGCTCGTGGTGCTTCACTCAAAAACATGTTTAAAGGATGCACAAACTTAAAGCATATATATGGTTGGATTTCTATAGGTAGTGGATTAAAATCTGTGGCACATGGTTATGCATTAGGAGATTCGTTTAACGAATTTAAAGCATATATAAATAGAACTTTTGATTCTATGTTTGAAGGTTGTACTTCTCTTAAACGTGTAGATATAATGATTTTAAATTATAAAACCACACCAGCCTCAGAATCTGATCCTGAAATAAAAAATATATTGGACAATGGCCTTGATAATCATCAACTAACTTTAGATGAATTGAAATCATTAATTAAAACTGCTTCTAAAGCACCTGAGTCTTTAGAGATTGTATTATATTAGGAGGATACTATGGTGATTAAGAAATTATATTCTAGTGATTCTAGAAGAAGAACCATTTCTAAATTAAATAGCAATTTTGTAGCTATCACTCCTGATGTTATTCTAGAGATATCTGATGATAAACCAACAGAGAATGTGAATAATGTCATCTGGATTGATACATCTATGGATATCATTACAAAAGAAATAAATACTAAGACATACGCTGATGAATACTTTGCTTCTCATCCAGATATAGATAGAAGTACTTTCAAATATATCGGTACTGATGGTGAACCTACATTAGAATTTAAGAAGATGCTTTATGGTGATGATTATGATCCAACTTTTAAATATATTCTAAAACCTAAGAATGGTGTTTTTACAAAGTTCTGCATACCTATAAAAACACAAAATGGTATTACAGGGTATAATTTAAATAGTATTGTATTTGATATTAAAGATACAACTGATCTAACTGAAGCTTTTAATAGTGCCAATTATCTGAAATCTATCGATATCTCTTCATGGAATACTAGCAATGTAACATCCATGCGATATATGCTTAATGGTTGCAGATCATTAACTTCTCTAGATGTATCTAAATGGAATACTAGTAAAGTAACTGATATGCAATATGTTTTTAATTTTTGTAGTTCATTAGCTTCTCTAGATGTATCTAAATGGAATACTAGTAATGTAACTAACATGCAATATATATTTGCTTATTGTGGTTCATTAGCTTCTATAGATATATCTAATTGGAATATATCATCAGTAACAAATATGGAAGGCATATTCTATAACTGTAGTTCATTGACTTCTGTAGATATATCTAAATGGGATACTAGTAAAGTAACTGGCATGGGCTATATGTTCGCTGATTGTGGCTCTCTTACTACAATAACAGGTATTTTAGACTTAAAAAAATGCACTAGTTATTCTAGTATGTTTGCAAACTGCACTAAACTCACTTCAGTTAAAGTTAAAAACTTGCCTACAGATATAGATACATTCTGCACTAGAGCTAAAATAGATAAATCTAAAGTCATTGTAGTTCAATAGGAGGTTTATATGGAAATTATTAATACCAAAGACCTTCCTTATAGTTTTGATATTAAGGATAATATGCAACTTAAAGTTGTTACTAAAGAGATCCCCACAGGAGAGCTTAAATGGACTAAGTATAAGTCTAATGATGGTTCTAAAACATTCCTTTCTCAAAGCTTTGAGCTCAATATCCCTGGTGGTATCACTGCTGTACAGATTTTCTTAAGTCAAAATGATGGATCTCCTGCAGCTAATATCAGAATACAGAACTTCCATTCTAAAAAGTATTGGTTTGATAATGTGAATACAGATACTATGTCTTATCCTATTATCAAAGTAAACCAATATCAGAAATATCTTCTTATGATTGATGAGATTACTGAATTACCACGAGGTGGTACTCTTAAGTTTAGATTCGGTAATGACATCAATAAGGCTACTCCAGATCTTATTGACATATAATTAAATCAATAAGAAAGGAGGACTAAAAGATATGAAATATTTCTTGTACCTTATTGGTCAAATCCTATGTACTCTTCTCTGCTACCTAACTAACTGGTTGGTTGTATTATTTGCAGACGAAGAGGGTGAACTTCATGGTTTCTTACACTATTGGCAAACATGGGATAGTACTTTAGATAACAAAGACTATGTTGAAAGATATGGTTGGGGTTTCTTAAAGTACGATTACGATAAATACTTCAAACAAGACGAAGTGCTTCTTGAAGAAGGAGACTTTAACCGTAAGAAGTTTATCTCTAAAGTAATCAATCCTAATATTCCTATCTTTGTAAGAATTAAACGTTACTTATCTCGGGTTTGTTGGTTATATAGAAATAATGCGTATGGATTTGCATATTATTTCTTCTCTGTAAGAGTATGCCCAACTAAGTTGGTATATATTTGGAAGAAAGTTCAAGGACCTGGCAAACATGGATACTTGGTATATGAAAAAGGTCACAACCTTTGGAATACACCATGGGCATTCTATGATAACCGTCATATTAATAAATATATGGACTGGTGTAACTATCTTGGATGGAAGATTGTTAGAAATCCTGGTAAATCTCCTGATGAGAAGTTCCAATGTATGTTAGCTAACCGTATTGCTATCCATGGATACGATAACGTTTAAGAAATTTGTGCGACAGACTGCCCCGTCCCCAATATTGGGTACGGGTTTAGTCCGTTTTTTCTTAGGTAGGATTTTCTATGTGAAAACAACAGCAAACAATGCTAAAGATATAAAATTAGGAGCATTATCTATACCTCTAACATTATAATTATGTTTGATTCTCCAGCCAAGCAGAAAGCTGTTTTAAAAACATATCAATAAACCTTATTATAGGTTGAATTCTTATTGTATTACTCACGAAAGGATGTGAAAAATATATGCTAGGTGAATTATCCTCTGTATACGAAAGTAACGGTGACTGGGGTGCTATTTCCAGCGGTGAAGATGACTACGGTGGGAAAAGTTATGGTGCTTATCAATTAGCTTCTAATCCTGGTACAGTTCAACGATATATCAATTGGCTTCGTAAAGAAGGTTATTGGTTTGCTGATAACTTAGATCAATATGAAATCGGTTCTGCTGAATTTGATGGTGCTTGGTCTTGGTTAGCTGACCCAGCTAATGGTAATTTGGATGACTTTGCTAAATCTCAACATGACTTTATCAAATATTCCCACTATGATCCAGCTGTAGAAGATCTTGCTGCTAATGGTTTCCATATCGAAAATCACTCCGAAGTTATGAAGGACGTTGTTTGGTCTCGTGCTGTACAATATGGTCCTGGTTTGATCGTTGAAATGTTCGAAGATGCTGTACAAGCTGTAGGTTATCCTTACTTGTCTTATGTAGATGCAGAATCTTTTGATGAACGAATGATCCGTGCTATTTACTTAGACGTATGTAGTTCTTATGAATGGAATTCTGGTCCATCTCGCCAAGCATTATTAAACCGCTTCCAAAGCGAATGTAATGATGCATTAGCTCGTCTTTAATTTTTATTTGGAGGAGAGATAAATGGGCGAATTCAAGAATACTTCTACTAGTAGTTTGGTAACTAACAACGTAATTCGGAATAATACCAATACATCTCTACGCCAATCCATTATCGGTAACACTACTAATTCTATGATTAATAGGGTTACCGATAACCCTTATACTTTCTTTACCGATCAGTCTATGACAACTGTTACGTTCTATAATATAAACAAACAGTTTACTACATTAGACGAACGGTTAGAAAATACATATAATACGATTGGTGATGCCTCTGGCTTAAGATTTGATAAAATCAACGGTGTTGTTCTATATGGTATGGGTAAAATCGAATTAAATATCGATGTTGGTGAATTCGGAACAGAGGCTGACCCTATTGAAGGTGAAGCTGTTCTCCCTCCGAATACTTTTATTCCTTATCAAGAATCGTTCTTTACCATCGACCACTTAATGACTAAGAAAACATTGTGGTTCAGAGTGGTAAAGGTAAATATAGATACATTACCAAACGGTAATAATTACTACAAAATTGAATATAAACTCGAAACTATTGGCGATAATATTATGCCTCAAGTTATTCGAGAATATATGTATAATGCAGATGCTGTAGGTCTTGGTGCTACTGGTTCTTCTGGTGGTATTGATGATGCTACTGGTATGAATCCGAATGTTGTAGTAGATTCTACTTTATATAATCTATCAAATCAATATTCTGAGCTTATTGGTATGCTACAAAAGTTCTATTACGAGATGTTCTTCCAAGAGTCTACTCAAACATTTGTGTTTAAATATGGTATGTATGGTACGTTTTTCTACGATCCGTACTTGATAAATTTTGCAATTCGAAATAAGTTGCTAAATTACAATGGGTATCGTTATATCAACGTACAACAACCAGCAGTAGAACCTCTTTATATGAATATGGACTACGAGCATACAATATTCCGTAAGTTTGAAGATACTAAAGCTAAGCTTTGCTTCACTAAAGCTTATGGTATATTAGTACAAGATCCTATGTCTTTATTATCCCAACGTATTGAACCATATTATCAAGTCACTGTACGTGATGATGATGGTTACTATATGGGTGGTCCTTACTTAGAACCATTAGATTACTTTGATACAGATTTGATGAATCTTATTCCTGGTATGAATCCATTAGAAGGTAATAAAGATCCTAATAAGTGTGAATGTGATTGTATGAAGATTATCAATAATCTTGATAAAGAGAATGCTTACTATAAACTCATTCATACTTATCTCAATGGTGGGATTATTACACCAGAGATGATAGAATCTATACGGTATATTTGCTTCAATCCTTGTAAAGAGCTATACTACACTATCCCTATTTTAATCTATATAGTTAGATACACTTTAAGTAATTTGGCTGCTATGATTTCAGCTCAAGAAGCTGAAGCGGCGGCAGTTAATGGTTCTTCGAATGCAAATGGTACTACTTCTTTGCGTGCAAATACTGTCCAAAATTCTGCTACTGTAGCTAAGAACCGCATCAATAATGTTGTCGGTGCTGCTACTAAGGGCGTTAATGTATTTGGAAACTAGAAGAACTAGGAAAACATTTGAATAATTATTTAATGAAAGGGGAACCTTTAAAATGAAAGATATTCTTTCTGCTATTTTAGAAGATTCTCTAGATGAGATGGATAACTGTGATACTATCCAAGAGGCTGCAGAATCTGTAAGTTATTCTCCTCTTGATGTATTGATGGAAACTCCAGGCTCTTCTGAAATCATGGATGAATTATTCCCTAGTGGTCTACACAGAGAATATTCTAAATTATTGTAATTTTAAATGGAGGTAAACAATGCCTACAGAAACTACAGTTCTTCATTCTAGTGAAGAAACTAATCCTATCTTGGATAACTTAAAAGAAAAACTAAAAGCTGAATTAAAAGAAGCTGAAAAAGCATTAGTTGCAGCTAATGAAAAAATTGCAGCTCTTGGCGAATCTCCATCTGAAGAAGACAAAGCTAAAGCTATTGATGAATTAACTAAAGCTAAAGCTAAAGTTGATGACTTGAAAGAAAAACTAAAAGCTGCTGAAGGTACTCATGAAGATGGTGAAGTAACACCAAGTCCTGTAACACCTGGTTCTGGTGCAGTTGAAAGTCCTACTACTGGTGCTGAAACACAACCTGCTCCTCCAACTGGTGGTGAAGAAGGTCATGGTACAACAGAAACTCATGAAGGTACTCCAGCCGGTGGTGAAACACACACTGAAACTCCAGGTCCTACTGAAGGTACACATGAAACTGGCACTCCAGCTGGTGATCATCTCGAAGAAACTCACACTGAAACAGGATCTCCTAAACCTCCTGCAGCTCATGCCGAAGAAGGTACTCATGAAGAAACTCATGAAGCTAAACCTTCTGCTGATGAAGCTGCATTAAAAGCAAAAGCTGAAGCTGCTAAAGCTGAAGTAGAAACTGCTAAGAAAAACTTAGAAAAAGCTCAAGCTAAAGTGGAAGAACTTGCTAAAGATGAACATGCATCTGAAGCAGATAAAGCCGCTGCTGCTAAAGCATTGGTAGAAGCTAAAGCTAAAGTAGAAGAAACTACTAAAGAAGCAGCTAAAGCTGAAGCAGCTGCTAACCCAGCAAATAAACTTGGTGGTGTAGCTTTTGCTCTTGCATCCGGTGCTTACCGTATGCTTTAATTTTATTCTAGGAGATATTTCACATGCTAGAAAAGTTTAATGGGTTCTTTAAGAATGGTTTGCCTGGTATTTTAGAAAAGATTAAGAATCTTAAGAAACCTCTTATTCTTATCTCTTGTTTCTATATCGGTTTACTATTAGTATTGATCCTTACTTGGTATGGAGCTTGGTGGTATATTTCTTTGAAACATGGAACTCCAGATTTATCTGCACTCTCTAATTTCATTGCTATTTGTATCGGTTCTTCTGCTATCGCTGCGGTAACATTCATTGCTGGTTTATTCATCGACTTAGATGGAGATGGCATTCCAGATGTTATTGAAAAAGGTTCTAATATTGTGAAGACTGGTAGAGATATTGCCTCTGGTGATCTCTCTGCTTTAAAAGACAATAAAGAACAACCTGTCGAAGAAGAAGATCCTAAAGAAGATACTGGTAAAAAGAAATTAAAGAAACCATTAAAAGAAGATTCTGGTATTCCAAAACAGTAAACAAATAGATTGGAGATAGTATTGGTGCTTATAGTACCAATACTTTTCTACCATTCTGGACATCCTTATAATTTAAAGGAGGTATTCGATATATGCGAATTTCTGATGATATTGAATCCATCATCGAAAGTGTAGAACCTACTATTGACCATATCATTGATCAAGAATTGGAATTCGACTCCGTAGTAGAAGCGGCTGCTTCTTTAGACGTAGTTGATCCTGTAGATATCGCTAATGATGATGAAATTAACGAAATTGTAAATACTGCTATCGGTGCTGGTTTGATTACTGACAACGATGTAGATGACATCGCTTCTGGTAAAATTTCTATTTCCGACGAAGTTGATGAAGAAGCTGAAAAAGCTGATAAAGAAATCGAAGAATATGCTGACGATGCAATTAGAGATGGTATTCTTGCTCGTGAAGAAGTAGAAGCTATCCTTAATGGTATTCCAGTAATGGAAGCATTAGATCTTGATTTCGACGAAGACCAAGATTCTTTCGATGAAGAAGAACTAGTATGTATTGCTGGTGATGATGAATCCTTCAACGAATCTATTGCTGAAAAACTTGGTATTAAGAAACCAGCCGATGAAAAGTCTCGTGCTAAAGCTCTTAATATTTTAAGTAAAAAAGTGATCGATGCAGTACGCACTGTATTTAAGAAAGAAAAAGGCGAAGTTGTACCTAAACTTACTAAAGAAGATGAACGTAGATTTATTAAAGATGGCAAATCTGTAAAGCTATGTGAATTCCATTTTAAAGAATTTGTTCAAAATCGTAAAGTTGGTGACCGAAGCAAAGGTTACGGTTTAGGTTATCAACCTGGTGCTGGTATCTATATGAGAGATAAAGATCTCGAAGATTTTAAAGTATTATTTGATTACGTTGGTGATAAATTAAAAGATGATGCTTTAAAATTTGGATGCCGTATTTACCATTCTCATATTAAAGATTTTAAAACTATGGTTGCTAAACGTAAAGTTCATAGTATTATGAGCTGGTACATTGAACCTCGTAAATACTTCTTCGAATCTGAAGAATCTGAATTGGATATGGCAAATGCTGCTTTGACTTTCGATACTGGTATTAACTTCAATGAATCTGAAGATGATATTGATGCTATCTTTGGTATGGATGAAGAAGCTACTCCTCAACCAACTCAATCTGGTAAAGAAGTAGGCTCCAAACCTCAAGCAGGTCAAACAGATAAAGCTCAAGCTGGTGAAGCTAATCAAAAACCTCCTGTTCCTGGTACTCCAAAACAAGAGGAAGATGAAGATCTTGTAGATCGTGACGATAATGCTATTGATATGGAAGTTGATGATGCTCCTACATTTGAAGGAGATCGCAAAGCTTACCATGATGACGATGATTCTGATGATGAATTAGAAGAACGTATCACTATCGACTCTGATGATGACGATGATGATCATGAAGATGACCGTGATGATGAAGACCACGACGACGATGATGATCATGAAGACTCTGACGACGATGACGATGATTCTGATGATGACGATCATGAAGATGACCGTGATGATGAAGATCATGAAGATGACGACGATGATAAAGGAGTTTTCAAGATGGACGAATCCATGAAATTGAATTTCGTTGAACAAGCTCAAGAAGTTTGTCAAGAAATGGACTTAAATAAAGTTGATACTATGAATACTTTCGATGGTGCTGGTATCAATGCTGATGATGTTGAATTCGGTTACAAAGGTCCTCAAGTAGGTGCTGATGAAAAGAACTTCGACGACAGCTTCAAAAAAGAAGATACTGTTCCTGATACTATCTTCAAAGATTCCTTCTGGGATTATGATTTAGATCCTTCTATCGAAGATATGGAAATCGGTAAATAGTAATATTTCTTTAGGAGGATTATACTATGATTAAAACAGTAAATGTATATGCAGCTCAACCTGCATATATTGATGGTATTAATTTTAGCGGACCAGCTAATGGTATTGAACTAGATACTGATACTATCCGCAAATGCTTACAACAACGCATCCTAGTTCGAGAAGTTCTTGATGATGGTACAGTAGTCCAATTGGGCTTTGATAACTATGATAAAGACCTTGATGGGGATGACGATGTTTCTATTCTCGATGACGATGATAAAGAAGAACTCCCTAAGTTCAAAATCTACTCTGTAGGTCCTAATGGAGATAACTCTGCAGTAGAAGCTGAATCTAAATCTACTATCCAAAAGATTGTAGAAAGTAAAAAAGAAACAGCTCCTAAAGAAACTCCAGTTGTTACTGAAGTTAAAGACTTGGTAGAAGAACCTAAAGAAGAAAACTCTGTTAAAGTTATCGATGAATCTAAAAAGAAATTTACTCGTAAATAATTATTTCAGAGGCTAGATAATGAAGAAACCTGTAGTGTTTGTCATTAATGAAGCTGCAGAAAAAGTTGTTTCTTGTGAAACTGTAAATGTAGGAAGAAACGGTTTTGTTACTGCTGAAGGTGTTCTCCAAGTTGGTGAGAAAGAAAACCGTAACCGCCGTTTCTATTCTACTGAAGACTTGCATGGTGAAATCTATAGTGATCGTATTCGTGAATTGGTTACTACTGGTAACTTCAAAGGCGAAGCTGGTCATCCATTGGATTTGAATCTATCTCGTCAACAAAAAGTAGATGGTACTTTAGAACAAGTATGGTTTACTAAACTCTGGATGGAAGGACCTTTAGTAAAAGCTCATTTCCGTGGTACTAATAATGAACTAGGTCGTAGCTTTAACGAAGACTTGAAAGATGGTCAATTACCATCCTTCTCTTTAAGATCTATCGGTTCCATTAAAAACAATGGTGGTCGTAATCAAGTTACTAACTTGCGTATTATTTGTTATGACCGTGTATACTTCCCATCTTATCCAGATGCTTATACAGATCACATTGTAACTGAATCTGCATTCATGGATGATCTTAAATTGACTAATATGAATGAAGACATGCAACGTAAAATTGTTGAGTCTGGTAACAGCTTAATGGTTGAATCTGCTGTCTCACCTATCATTAACGACGATGTGCGTAAAGTTATTATGAAAGAATCTTATAACTTAAACGCTATGTGTGAAGCTTTTGATCAAGAGTTCACTAATATTACTCGTAAGGGTAATAACCTTCAATTAGTAGACGAAAACTATAACGTTATCGTTGTACCTATTGAAGATTATGTTGGTGCTAAGATCGATAAGTTCTGTGATCGTTTCTAGAAAATATATAATTAGAGTACCCAATATTGGGTACTCTATATATTTTATTTACCACATAGAATTGAGGTGATAAAGATATGCCAATGATGAATGCTACTACAAATCTATTGAATAAAATAGAACGTCGTTTAGGTACTCGTGTACTTAACCTACCCGATGAGATGGGTAAAGATGTATGGATGGAAGAAATAATTGCTAATGAAACATTGGATACATTCAGTCGTTACTTTCCATATAAGATGACATATTATCTAACTGGCGATAGACGTAAAGGTCCTTACTATCTTATCGATGAAGCAACGTGCTCATCTGTAAAGATTATTGGCTGTGGGGACATCGACTGGAGATTATTAAGCACTATGTATCCTTCCTTTGGGTTCGGTACTGGGTTCTTTAGCACATTCGATATGTTTACTACACAAATGAACGTAGAAGATATTATGATGAACCAAATGCTTACTAACCATGCTAGTATTTATAAAGCTGGTATATATCCAGAATTTGAAGCTCCTAATAAAATTAGATTAGCTTCTCAGTTATCCAATAACCAATTAGAAACTCTTAAGTCTATTCCAATTAATCTATACGTCAAACATTCTAAGAACCTAATGACTATAGAACCATCTAAGATGGAAATATTTGAAAACCTAGCAACTTCTGATGTAGCTACATTTGTTTATAATAACTTGAAATACTTTACTAACGTAAGTACTTCTTATGCTACTACAGAATTACCATTGGATACTTTGCAAGACTGGGCTAATAAGCGTGATGATATCGTTCAAAAGCTTGAAGATAACTATGTATCTGCTGCTAATAGAAATCAACCACTTATTATCACAATCTAACATATAATTGAGACTCTCTTGCCACGGGTTTCACTTCATAGTAAAGAAAAAATAAAAGAAGGATATGAGGTAGCCAATATTGGCTACCTCACTTTCTTTCCTTTAGAAACATCCATTGTAGCCACGAGCAGAGGCATATCCTTCTAGCTCGCTAACTACATCTTCCAAATCATTTCTAATTTCGGAAGGAACTTTCTCCAATAGTTGTTGGTATTTCAATTGGACTGCATCACGGTCAGTCAATTCAACATTATCTAATGGGAATATTCCTACCTCCTCCCCATACCGTTCTCCGACGACTATAGCTTTCTCAAAGTCAACAGACTTTATTGTGAAGCATACAGAATAATCAGAGAGGCACCATTCTGGACTATGTAAATATTTATGAACTTGATATAAATTTTCTCCTGTTAATAAAACTTTTTCCATTTTTTAAACTCCTTATTTTAATTAAATTAGTAAGCATATCTTTCATTTAAACGACAAATATTAATATCCCAATCATTGAATTGAGTAATTAATTTCACATCCAATAATTTGGATAGATTAATACGTAAATCCGCTTTCTTAGCTAATTTTACTGCTTTGAAAATCTTGCCTTCTAAGATAGCATTACTAATTAGAATGACATCTTGAGGAATATTTCTATACATATGAACATGTTGTGTTAAGCATTCACCTTTAACCTTTTTGGTTAAAGTACCAATAATGTCTTCATCAGAGTGGGAATATAAATATTCTTCAGTCGCTGTATGGGCGAAGTAATCCATGATGATACTACTCAATACCATCAATTCAATACCTTTGCGATCTTTTTTCTCTTCAGCTTGCTTAACCAATTTTGCTTCTTTGTTTGTAGAAGCTAAGGACACTACTGCACCGTTTTTCAATACCAAATTTCTCATTTTATTTTCTCCTTTTAAATTAATTAAATAAAATATAATTATTCTTATTCACTATTATAATATATCACTGAAAATTCATACTATTACAAAAAATAAATAAAAGAGTAGGGTAGCCAATATTGACTACCCTCTGATTATTTTTCTATTTTACGAATTTTTCCATCATCATCTTTATAAAACCCTTTAGGGATTATTCGTATATGCTCTGGTACTTCTGGTATTATACCGACTTCATCGATATATTTCATTTCTAATTCAGATAACCCATATCCAGTCATTATTTGGTAATCTGAAATTAGTTTACCGCCTGGTAACATTTTATTTTTTACCATATGGCTATATTCTCTTTCTGTATCCATTTTAAACTCCTTTTTTACAAATATCTCTTAGTTCTTCCAATGGGAAATTGATACCATTATAGTATCGAACCAATGGAATTCTAAGTAATTCACTTAGACTTACATGTAGTCTAGCTTGTTTAATAATTCTAGCAGCTTTTCTATATTTTCCTTCGAAGATATATTTAGCTAGTATTACTATTTCTGCTGGAATATTATTTATAGTATCTCTGAAGTATAAACTCTTTTCTTCTTTAACTCCATTATCTATAAATAATTGGTGTGTACCATTGGAGTAAATATATACATAGATACCTTCATATTCATTCCAAATGTGGTTATGAAGAATATGTGCAACTAAATTCAAGTTTATTAGATCTTCTGTATCTATATCAGATTGTATCATAAAGCCTAGTTTTTCTCTTTTGGTTGTAGGTAGATAGTATCTAACTAGATGTGTTTCATAAAGCGTTACGCATGTTTTCATTTCATTATTCCTTCCTGAGAAAATAAAATTCCCATAGCCAATATTGGCTATGGGCAAGTGATCTATTTGAATTTCTTACTAGCAACTATCTCTTCATATAGTTTAAACGACTTGATGAAGAGAAAAATATCAACGACTATACCCAGTAATATAACTGGGCATATCATTGAAAGCTTTCCACTACAATAAAGAGAGATGAAAGCAAGAATAGAGAAGAAGAGTGTCATGAGGAAAATAGTATAGGAGAGGAAAATGATAAATACTTCGTATTTAGTCAATTTAAGTTCCTCAATAAACATCATCCAATCAGACACTCCCCGTAAAAGCTCTTTTGGAGATTTCATAAATAACACTTCCCTTCTCATAAACAAAGTTTACTTAAACTTTTAAAACCTGTTCACGAATTTTATTAGCGGGAACTCCAAAGTCTTTCTCACCTTCAAACCTGTTCCTGTGTAAGTATACTGGTATATTTAATTCAAGAGCTTTTTTACAATTCCATATAGCGTAATCATTACCATAATCGTTGTCTAAATACAGGTCTAAAATTAAATTAGGTATAGGATATGTAGTTAAAACATGTTTAATTACACTACTAAAACCTTTACCATTAGCAGAGATATACATCTGTTGTTCAGTGTTACCTCCACATAAATTATACTTAACGGATAATATATCGAAAGCCCCCTCCGCTATTCGAATATGTATAGGTTCATTCGACATCGTGTTTATTATGGTCGGAATACAATAATACTTATTCCCTGATTCAAAAGAATTGAAAATGTTGTATTGCATGTATCTAAAGTTAAACTGTCTTGGTGGATTCTTACGGAGATTTCTAAATGTGACAAAACTATTATTCATACTTAGAAAGCCAATACAATTCAGCGAAGCATAATCGATTAGATCACGAAATCGATTCTCAACGTTAATCTTATTATAACTTAATAATTCTTTTACGTCAAGTATTATTTTGTTAGAGATTATTTCACCATAAGAAAAATCTATTCCAAGACGATTAGAAATATATTCAATTTTCTTCTTGTTATAAGTATTATCGGTATAGGGGTAATTTTGATTTAGGTAATAGTTATTATTAACTGGACGATACTTAGAATTCTTGAATATCTCTTTATTCGATTTATCCAGCTTATATAATACTTCAGATGTATCAGCATAACCCATAAGTTCTCTGATAACATCTTTAGACAATACACCACTTTCATTACACTTAAAGCAATGATACAATGGAGGTATTCCTTTAACAGAATCTCCTAAAGATAAGTATAAGTGGCGAGAGTCTTTATTCTTACTATCACCACAGAAACGACATCTAATAACTACTTCTCTTCCGTTTGATGCAGATTTTGCATCTGGAAAGGTTTCCATTAGATAGTATTTTAATTCTTCTTGTATATCCATAATCTCACCTCCTTTTAGCAAATAAAACTCCAGAGACTAATATTAGTCTCTGGAATTAATTGTCTTAAATTAACAGAATATATTGAAGCAACTCTTCAGAAATCTTTTCTGGAATACATTGAATTTTGATTCCATTAAGCTCTTGATTATAGAAGTCAATATTTCTGAAATCAGAGGCTAAGATTTGAGAGATTGTTTTAAAGATGATTTCTTCTTGGATTTTCTTATTATTGTATTTAGCAACTATTTTAGGATAGTTTTCGGAGAATTGAATCTTTTGAAGAATCTTCTTATTTACAGTCTTACGACTAACAATCTTTTCTACTCTACCACCAATGATATATGGTAATAGAGATTGACCAGCTGAGATAAGATACTTCTTAGCAGCTAATAGCATAATTACATATTGTCTAAATGTAACTAACTTAACTGCTTGAATATCTTTAAACTCTTTTAAGAATAGATAAGAAACCAAATTGAATTGGAATTGGTTTTTGATATTCTTACCTTCTTTACCAAGCTCTTTCATATAGAAATTAATTTCATCTTCAGAGAATGGACCATATAAAGCTTCAATACGTTGAATTGTTTGATTACAGTTTAACGTAGATTGAATTACTGCTGATTCATTCATCTTAGCTAAGTGAGCTTCGAACTTATCTGCTTCAGAATTATTATCTTCATCTACATTGGAAGAAGATACTGATGCTAAAGCATATTCATACTTAGCTCGTAGAACTTTATTATTCAAATCATTTTGAATAGAGAAGAAGTTAAACGAGATGATATTTTCTTTGAATGAATATTTTGGAATGATTTGTACCAAAATATTTTGTTGGGTTTCCATTGCATGTGAAATAGGATTACGAGCTCGGATTTCTTGCATATCCCATAGTACTGGATTGCCCTTCTTATTTTTGTTTACATTTGTCAAGATAGTTTCAAATAACTTAGAAGCCATATCGACATTGTATTTATTATCTACTTCAAATAAGATATTATCAAATACTCTCAATAGAAGTCTTTGAATATCTTGGTTTGTGTATTGATGTAGATAAGAGAAATGAATAAGAGTAGGAATAATCATATTTTGAAGAATAGAGATTTCAAACAAAATACAAGCATGATAATCTCTGTATTCTAGACATGGATTATTCTTATTCTTATACGTTAAATGTATATTATAATTATCCCTTACAAATCTATGGATATCATAATGGAGTACAGGATTGCTATCCTTAGAGATAAAGTAGCGTTGAATATCAGCTACTAACATATCTTCATTATACCCCTCATGATATTCTATTAGATACTTCAACTGAGCCAAGATATTGACTACAGTGTGTTCAGTATCATAAAACTTTTCGAAATAGTTAAGATAATGAATACAATGGTCACGGAAACCAATGGATACATCGCCATTTGGTTTTACTACAGTTGCACCATTGTAGCATTTCTTACTAGCCATCGAATAGAAAGCAATTGGATGATGATCTTCTAAGCCATAGATCCTAGCGATATCATTCAATTCAATTAAACCTTTTGAGGTTGTAAAAATAAAGTCTTCAGGTTGAGGAACCCAGTCATCTACATAGACAAATGGCTGAGCTTCTCCGAGATCAATAAAAACGTTCTTTAATTCTTCTACCATTTTAACCCTCCTAAATGGATTTTAGGTTATTTACAAAGACCAAATAACCTTCTTCATTTCTATAATATACAGCTATATTATCTTTTTCGAATCGCCTTAGTTGTACGTACTGTCTTGGTAGTTTTAACAGTCCCTGTTTTACGTACACCGCTAGCAACTCTAGCTGGCTTGACATGATCGCTTCCAGTGAAAGTATTTCTAGGAGGTTGAGGGGTTTGTTTAGTAGCCTTCTCAGTTTTTCTAAGCTGTTCTGCTTCTCTTTGACGCTTAACTATCTTAGAATCAGCCTTCATAATGTTATGGGATATAGCATCGGCTTTATAAGGCTTAGCTTTATCCCACCAACGTTTTTCAAATAGTTTCTTTTGCTCCATAAAGAAGTAAGCAAAGTATAGAGATTTAACAAAACCAAAAGTTTCTTTAGGATTTCGTTCTCTAGGCTTACTCTTTAAGAAGTCTGGACCAATCTTATCAGCAAAGTCTTTAATCAACATCCCTTCTTTATTAAATACATAGGCATATGTATAACAGAAAGCAGGGTCATTAGAAAAGACTTGAATATTATAGTTAGTAAGGGTTGGATAAGATTCTGTACCTGTATGACCACAGAACTTTATAATCACATCGTAATAGAATTTATCTAATACTTCTGATGGGACTTTGATATGAATATAATAGGTATCGTTTTTATCGTCTTTAAATTGATAAAACTTTAAACTACCACCTTCCCGCATCAAGATACGTTCATATCTTTGACGAGCATCCATTTCAATTAGTTTAATTTGTGGCGTAGTACTCCCGACAATACCAGGTCGTCGTATATAATTAGCAAATGTAGTTTCGACGGACAATCATATCCCTCCCTTACATAATTTATTTTACTATTCAGCAGTATATGTATTCATATCTGGAATTGGGCACAAGAATTGATTTGTTTTGAACATCAAACCTACGATATCTACAATAGCTTGTAATGTAGTTGGGTCAGTTTTGATAGAAGATAATACTTCACGATCATTACCAGTTACATCGATAGGTTTATTACGTTCAATAAGAGTTTTAATCAAATCATCTTGCTCAATATCTTCAACTGCCATATAGTCTACATAGATACGAGCAACTGTGTTAGCATATGCTTTATATACAGCATTGCTTACAGCTTCTCTAATTGGGCTTAGGTTAGAAGTAACTTCAGCTACTTCATAAGCAGCACGAAGACCTTCGAAGTTAGCAGCATAACCAATACCTTCTTTAGCAGCAGAACGACAGTTAAGAACAGCATCTTCTACAGCATCTTTTAATGCATCACGGTCAGTGTAAGATACACCACCGATTAAGTAATCTACCATATTACATTTCAGAGATTGAATACGGCGACGAAGTACGTTTACTTCAGTAGCAGATTCTTTTACTGTATCCAATTGAGCTAATTGAGCTTCTAAAGAAGCAAGAAGATTGTTATATTCACTACTGAATACTCGTTTACCTTCTTCATCATTCACAAACATCAATTCTGGGTTAATAACTTTAGTAGTTTTAGTATCGGCAACTAATAATTCAGCTTTACCGCCGAATTCAGTAGCCACATTATCCAATGTAGGAGCAATTCCGTTCTCTACATCAGATTTTTGAACTTCAGGATCTACATATTTCTTGATTGTTTTAGCACCAGTCATAGCAGCTAAGTCAGCAAGACGATCTACATCAGTCATACCAGTGATAATAGTCAATGGAGCTCGTTGTTCAATTTTAGAACTGCTCATCATATCGATGATGCTATCCATTTGGGAACGAATATCACGACCAAATGTAGGAGTAATTATTGCAGTTGCCTTAAGTTCATTAGCAATTACAGCATCTGCTTCAGCTTGGTTACCTTGTTGAACCAAAGTATTGTATTTAGTTAAAGGAGCAATCAAATTTTGCTCTACAATCTTGTAGCAAAGATTAAGCGTGTAGTTATTATCAATAGGATCTTCAAAAATGTAAATATTAGGATTTTGAAGTTCAGAAACAGCGTCTTTGGCACGGTTTATGAAGCATGGATTGAAATAACCACCATCAATAGTCAAACCTTCATAAGTTTTCACCATGTGGTTAGTAGTATTAGAAATACCTACGTCGATATATACACCAAGACCAAATTGTTCGTAGATTTCTCGAATAGAGCTAGCTACTTCTTCATTACCATCGGTAGATGTCAAAGCAATTTGGTAGATTTTATCGATAGTAGGTTTTTGCTTACTATTTTCAATAATAGTAGTAATATCCTTAACTACTTTCTGTAGTTCAGCGACTACAGCCTTTTCGGTGAAATTGGCGTGGTCGCTAATGATTTCGTTCAATGCACGGAAGATTTCATAGGAGAGGATTACAGCAGATGTTGTACCATCACCAACTGTTTTAACAGTATTGCGAGTAATATCTTTAAGATCATCGAGAATACTCATTTCGATAGGTTTATTGAACTTAATAGCTCCTAGAATACTATGACCATCTTTAGTATATGCAGTCACACCAGAACCTTTTACATCATCACCTTTACGAATGAGTGTAGTGGAACCAGATGGACCATAAGAGTTAGCCAAAGCATTAGCTATACGTTCAATAGTTTCTAATTGGACTTCACGAAGAACGTTTTTAGGTACAATATTAGAAACCGCTTTAATTCTTGCTGTGTTCATTTATATAATCCTCCAAGTTTACTTCTGGAATGGTAATATTGGAATAGATATCAACCATCCGTATTACATTTTGTTCTCCCAATATAGTTACAACTGGACTTGGGAGAAAATTTGGACCTAGATTGTAATTACCTTTAACGATATAAATGTATTTACCACCAATAGGAGCATAATCTTGAATATTATTAAGGTATTTGATAAATAGAGAAGTAGAATCTTCGAATAATTCATTGGTTCTAACTGTCTCCAATACCTCAGAATATTTCTCAACTATATTGACTTGTTTTTCGTTATTACATTTGATTCTAGATTTGATAATATCATCAGCTACACCCATAGCATTGATAGCTTGTAATAGATCTGTAGGAATAATTCTTTCATATACATCATCAGCGTGATCTTTCATGATAGATTCCAATATGTCGTCAAAGCTATCTTTGTATTTATTATCCAATACTGCAGATAATGGATTATCGTACTTTCTATATAGTAGCTTATTCTTAAGATAATTATTAGTAATCTCTACCTTGGATTCCCTAATAGATTTATCGATGAAATTAGTATTCTTAGTATTCAGTAAGATATACTGAGCTATAGCCAAATCTAAATCAAATAATACTTCAAATTCAATAAAGTTTTTAGTTACGTATTTAATAGTAGTATCCATATAAACCTACCTGAAACGAAGTATAGAGAGTATACGGATATCGTATACTCTCCATTGTATCTTCTTTAGTATATTTTGTCTATTACATGAAGTCGTCTAAGTCGTCAACTTCGTTGTTTTGGCTTGCAGAACCTTTGCCATAACGGCTACCACCATTATTGTTACCATAGGAAGAACCCCCACTTAATGCTTCTTTCAAGAAGCTATATTTAGATTGGGTATTTCTAGCCAAGTTATCAATAACAGAGAAAGCAATAGTGTTATTCATTGCATGTACATAGTCATCCAATTGGAAAATCAATTGTTTGATATCTGTAGAAGAAGCGAAAGAATTATTGTAAGAAATACTACCATCTTCTTTAACTTTTTCAACTACAGGGAAAGAATGATTTAATACATAAGATAAACCATCACCGATTTCAGAACCGTTCTTAGTAGATACAGTAAGAACATCGTCATCACCTTCACGAGTGATAGTAATCAATGCACGTGCAGATTCTACACCGAAACCAGAGTATTGTTCTGGGTCGCGTAAGTATGCTTTAAGAAGATCAGCTAATACTAATGCTTTAGAAGCAGTTAAGTATAATAATGCTGGATTTTCTGTATCGAATTCTGCACCATAACCGTCGTTAGATTCTTTTACCATACGTTCGATAGAAAGTTTAATAGTATTCTTCCACATAGAGAAGTTCATACGAGATTTAGCTTTCTCAGAACGTGTGTTGTAGAAAGTATAACCAGAGTATACTGTAGGTCTTAATTCGCGATTGTTGTTGTCTCCTAGTGCCATGATAATAGCCTCCTAAAAAATATAATTTAACTAAATACAATAATAAGCTAATGCTTATAATTACTTTTACTAGTTTGTTATATTAAATATTAAAATTAACAATCTACGAAAAGAAAGAGAGTACCCAATATTGGGTACTCTCATTATATATTAAGATTAGATCTTAGTATGTAAGGAAGTCCTGATGATATCATATCGACAATACAATCTGTCCAAATCCTTAGCTGTCTTTGCATCAAGCTCATTATTTTCTAGATAATATTTGATTTGACTCATCTCGCTGTTAGATTTAAAGAATAAATCTTGAGCTTCGGTAATAGTCTTTGCAGTTTTACCAAGGGCAACTGTTTCTGCAAATGTATCAAAGAAACTCTTAATAGATTTACGTTCATTTAACTTAGCAACGATATCTTTCTTATCAGGAGTATCGGCAAGAATACCAGACTCTTGAATCAAGAAAGAATCATCAATACGAGTTAAATGACGAGCAACATTCTTCAACTCATCTTGTTCCAATTCAGATGCTGTTACTAAACAAGATTTATTGATAGTATGTAAAGCTGGAATACGGTATGTAAGGATATCCTTATATAGGCGTAAAGTCCATTTAGTAACTACTTCAGCTGCATTGGTACCTTTATCATATAGATAACCAAGAGCATCTAATTTAGCAATAGCACTTTCTAAGAATCGAGTCAATTCTAATGCGTCATCAAATTCTTGAATAGCACCATTATCTTTAACGTAGAAAATGGAAGCTGATTTGCGGATCGCTTCTTTAAGACCATAAGCTAATAACTCCACATAGGAGATATAGCTAGAGATCTTGATATTTGTATTATTTTGAGTTAAACACAAATCGATTAAGTAGCGAGCTTTACGAGCAGGAGTGTCATTGTATACCAGAGAAGCTACTTCATGTAATAAAACAGAAGTAATTTCATCAATATTCAATCCTGTGTAATTATCAAGAAGCTTAGAATCGATCTCAACACGATATTTGGATATAGCAAAGTTAGTACTGTTTAAAACTATATCGACGACCTGTTGAGAGTCATTAAACACGGGCATTACCGTTAGACCAAAGAAGATTTTATCTGTATTATTAGTAAAGATAACGTCTTCACATTTCGAGTCATCGAAAATATCGTTAAGTATTCTCTTAATGGAAGATAGTAACGCAGAATTATCAGGATCAACCTTTAATTGCATTAGTTCGTATCGTAACTCACCAATGCTTTCGAACAAGGCAGTATCGTCTTTTTGCATTTCGCACCCTCCTCTAAGGAAATAAAAGAGGACTAGAGGAATTATCCTCTAGTCCCGATTATTAGTCACTTAGAAATTAGTTAGTTTTGATAGGTGGAATTTGGAAGTGACCTGTAGCTGGATCAACTACACCGTTAACTTCGTTAGCATAATCTGCACGGTTAGCAGTGTAATCGTTCATAGCATTAGCACCGATGAAGTCTTTAACGTCGTCTTCAGGGTTGTTGCGTAAGCCAGTAGGATTCATAATATGCATACGTCCTTGAACAGGTTGATATTGTAAGAATAACCAACGTTCGAATGCAGTCATAGCTGGCAATGCAGTTTGACGAGCATCACGAATTTCGTTGCTTAAGTACATTTGGTAATCTACCACTTTGTAAGTAATACGCATGGAGTTACGAGGAATCAACAATACTACGAAGTTATTGTTGTTACGCATTTTGTTAGTGGAGATGAAGTTGTATACACGATGTTCGGAAGTAACAACAGTACGAGTGAAGTCTAATTCAACAGGACCGATGTTGGAAGCTGTTTGATAAGTGTATTGTTGAGGAGCAATACGACGGATCAAGTCAGGACGACCGAAGATAGCGATAGTCATGTTTTCATCGTTCAATTCTTGGAGCATTTCAGTAACCATAGTTTCCAAACGATCCATGAATTGACCATTACGCCATACTACTGGAAGACCAGTGAAGTTAATTGGAGGTGTGAAGTCGAATGCTGCTTTGTATTGTTTGGATTCAGGCATAGCCAAGTAAGAAGCATCAAGATCATCACGGATGGAATCATCTTTCCAATGAAGAAGAGCAAGACGGATCATGGACATAAGTTTTGTAACTTGGTTTACGTCGTAAAGAGCTTGAACGTCTTTAACTTCTTCTGGAGTGATAGGTACAGTTACATGTGGAGCTTCTGGAATTTGGAAGATATCTGTAGTACTGGACCATTCAACTTTAACAGTTGGGAATGCAGCGGAAGATACATCAAATACAGCACGAACAACAAGTGCTTCTACCAAGAAAGTAGTAGTATCGAATGCTTCAGTAGCACCGTCTTTAACTTTCAATGGACCACATTGAAGCAACATACGGTTCTTTTCATTCAAGTAACCCATGATTGTGCCAGAAGCAGTTACTGTATCAGTAGCATTTTTCTTGAAGGAAATCATGAATGCACGATGCATTTGACGAACATGGTCGCCATAACCAGGAGTGAAGAATGCATGTAATTTGAACAATACGGAGTTAGCACCAGCTGCTGTAGCAGGAACTTCTTTTTGTTGAGTAGCGTCCCAAATCATTTCGCCTTTTTCAACGTATACGTTTTTAACTACAACGCCAAAAACTTCTGTACGCATGGAAAGGTTAGCAATGGATTGAACGGAAGCGTCAATTACATTAGCTGCAACTGCTTCAGCAACGAAGTCAGTAGCTTCTTGTTCAGGCAAAGTAGTGATAACTTTGTCGAATGTAGGAACGGATTCATCGATAGCTTTCTTGATCAAGTTTTGTTCAGCATACATATCGATTTTGTTGCCTTTAGTATCAACCAAGTTACGAGTTTCCATAGTTAAAGTGAACTTAGGGCTACGGGAAACGTCTTTTGGCATTACTTGATCATAAACAGCGTTCATCAAGATATTTTTATGGATTGGTGTTACCATACCGATTACTGGGGACAATGCACCCAAGTTAGTGGATTCAGTAACAGCTGCTTGTACGTCGTTTTCGAATAACATTTCCATGTTTTCTAAGTGAGAACGAAGAGCAGCGGAGTTGCCTTTGAAACGAGGATCTTCTGCGTCGTAAGATTCGTTTACGAAGAAAGATTTAAGATCTTCTTTACCAAGGTTATTAGTTAAGAATTCTGTTGGGTTATTGAAGATATCCAAGCCGGATTCTTGTTTAGCTGCACGTGCTAATTCAACAAAGCGAGCAGCAGTTTCATGCATGGAGTCTTGTTCGTAACCACGAAGAATCTCTTTATTAGCATTATCTGTAGAGCCTACGATTGCCATTAGGAATATTCCTCCTTATATGAGAATATTAAATTTCATCACAGTGTCTATCTGTCACACACATCTCTACTATCATCAGTAGAATCTATTTATAGTTGGTTGGGTTCTTATCCCAAATAATTTCTATTTTTCTTCTTTCCTGTTGCCAATCTTTTCTACGATTTTGTAAACCAAAGAATAGATAGCAACAAGCTTTTGTAACACAATCTGATTTTCTGCTATAGAACGAGTACCAAAAGAAACTGTAAGAGCATCCCTAATCATATCTTTTAGGGCACCTAAAGTTTCATTAATATAATTGATAGCTACGATATTATCAGAAGATCGATTAACTAGCAGGATCTGCTTAGATGTATTATCAACGTTTGAGTATAACTCAATAAAGGAGTCTTTAATACTATTAATCCTAAGCTTCATTTGCTCATCAGAAAGGTTAGAGAACAAGTCATTTTGAAGTTGAGAGATTTCACCATCTCCACCTTCGGTAGTATCACCTGAAGTATCATCAGTGGTATCTTCTCCACCCATATCATCTCCAGTAGCATCACCATCTCCAGCTTCTTCGTCACCAGCACCATCGGTGTCATCCCCTGGTTCTCCTTCAGCTGCAGAAGGATCTTCTTCTGAAGTATAATCTGGTGAATCAGAATCATCATCAGTTCCTTCAGTATCAGTATCGATATTACCGTCAGCGTTATCAGAATCTGGCATTTCACCATCTCCTTCATCTGACTTTACTTCTGTGTTAGTATCATCAGATTCAGAATCAGTATTAGTTTGATCATTTTCTGGATCATTACCGGATTCTTCATCATAATCCGGTTCTTCTTCTTCTGTATAATCTGGATTGCCCTCATCGTCTACGGGGGTGTTAGGGCTTTCACTACCATCAGTATAGTCAGTAGGAGCATCATCTTCTGTGTCGGTATTATCTCCACTACCATTTTGTCCTTTATTTTCTTTTTTATTATCATCATTTGGTGCTTCATGAAGTATATCTTCGTTATTAAAGATCACATCTTCATCAAATAATCCAAATTCATCATCAAATACAAACATATGACCTCCTATTTCTTGGATTTAGCCTTTTCAATTTCTTTATCAATACGTTCAATTTGACGATTGATTTTACTCTTAAGCATAAGAAGTTTCTTTTCGTCATGTTCAGTAAGATCAGCTGTGTTGAGTTTCTTCTCAACGATACCTAATTCTACATCAAGTTCATCTTTAACGATCTTCTTAGTTTCAACGGAAGTATTTGTTGTACTAATAGCATTAATTACCAATACTAATACCAAAAGATATGGTGTTGTAATAGCTAGACCAGCTGTTACGATTACCATTAAGATATTTCTAAGATTAGGTAAGATCTTTGTTTTCAATTGAGCGATCTTTTCTTCATCACCCATAGTAGTAATATTAGCTAAAACATCGATAATTTTACTACTGACAGATTTAAGCTTAGGTTTTACCTTTTCAACAGCACCACCAGCTTTAGCTAGAACATCAGCCATTCTACTAAGAAGAGATTTTTTCTTTTCTTCGACTTTTTTCTTTTGTTCTTGTTTTTGCTTAGGAGTTAATTCTTCTTTTTCGTCATCGTCATCATCGTAGTCATCATCAAAATCAGAGTCGTATGATTCAATGAAAGCCATAATATCTTCCATCAATTGAGTAGCTTCTGTGAAGTTTCGGAAGTATTCTACAGGATCGTCTACTTTAACAGTTTCTACTAGACGATTACGATATGTATTTACTTTAGAGATATTAGCAGCAAGATCCATATCCATCTTACTAGAGATAGCATTTTCTTTGATTACTAATTCTGCTCTATTTAATAGAATATCTCTGTCGAGATGTTCTGGATAAGTACGAGCATAGTATTCAAAGAATGGAATAGCTTCTGGGAATTTAATAATTGTATCTTGGCATATATTAAATTTAGGAGCAGAGGAATATGCTTCAGATAGAGAAATAATCTCAGCAGCTTCTTCTGCCATTTCAGCACATTTAATATATGAAGGTCTCATTAGAGCATGATCAATTGCGTCCATTTTTTCTTCTTTCTTTTCTTCTGCAATCATATATTCATCGGCAATACTTCTTAAGAAATTACCTAATTTTTCATTACCACATACTAGACCAATGATATATGAAGAGAATCTGATAGCATCACATACAAGTTTAGTAGATTTAGATTCTTTAATTCGATTTTTAACGAATACTTCTATAGCTATAGGATCATCAATATGAGTACCCTCTGCTGTTTTATCTGTATAAAGAATAGGTAAGATAGTTAGGATAGTATAAAGGAAAATTTTATCAGTATAATCTACTTCAATGCCTTTGATTTCCATAGGGTAATCCGATTCGTTGATAAAGTTGAAGAAAGATTTAGGTCTGCCGATAGTATTATCTTCTGCATAAGTTTTTAAGATATAACAAACTACATTTGCAGTTATACCATTAGCCCATACAGGAACTAAACCTTTGTATTCTTTAATACGATCTTCAAATTCACTGAAGCTATTCTTTAGATATTGTTTACCATCAAAAGGAATCCAATTAGCCTTTAGTAATTCATCTACAATATCTTCTAAAGTAACTTCATCATCTGTATCTTTATATGCATTGATATAATAGAATGCAGGTCCTAAGATATTATCAAATATAGTAGAGAAACATTCTTCTTTAGAATTTCTTTCAATATATTTGATAACGTAGTTAAGTTCCTCAATAGTCAATACAGCCTTTTGAACAGGATCCATTCTATAAGTATCAATCAAAGAAGCAAGATGAACCCCAAGGATTGGAACGATATATCTATATTTATAATAAATATCAGAACCTTCTTCATCAATACCAAGTAATTTAACGATAATAGATTTGATATCAAAACGTTTTTGAATAATATTATGGTTTTCTTCAACACGTTTAGCGGCTAAACCCATAGTATATAATTCATATTCTTTTTTGATATAACCTTCACCTGATTTAGAATCTTTAAGATATAAATGAAGTAGTTCTAAATACTTAGTTGGTTTGAACTTACCGGAAAGTTTGATATACTCATCCAATGCTATATTATAGAACCTCGACGCAGTGTGAATTAGGGAGAAAATATAATCGTTCTTTCCTCTAAATTCATTACTAGCTTCTAATTCATCAATCCCTTTAAGAGCTTGAGAAAAAATAAAAGTAGCTTGTTCAAAGTTGTTTTCAACATTGTCAGAGAATGATTTCCATTCCCGGAGAGCATCGATGAGATTTGAATGGTCGGTGCGTTTGTAATTTTTCATCAATGGATACGGTCTCATTTGTCCTCCCTAATTTTTTAATCTAAAATCCATTTCAATTATTATAAAGTTCATATAAGACAAAAAATAATGGGCACATAAGTGCCCATTACTGGGAGTTTACGATTAGCTTAATTTGCTTCTATCGAATTTAATTACATTATCAGGTAATTCATCAATCTCACAATCTTCAACAGCTCTGGCAGATAATTCATCAATCTTTTGAGCTAGAGTACAGATTTCAAAGAATTCGTCATCTGCTACCACATTATAGGAAGCTGCTAGTAGAGAAACATTTCGTTTTTCTTCTCCAATGTTATCATGAAGAATTTCTCTTGTCTTTTTCAAGAATTCTGTATAGATTTCTTGATCTTCAGAGACTACTAGGAACGCCATGAATGCAGGATATAGTAAGTTGAATAGAAGTCTAGATTCAAAGGCATCAAAGACGATCTTTTGTTCCTTAGTTTCAGCAAATACAGATCTTATAGTTTCATAAGTCGCTTTAAGTTCTCCAAATCCTATGTAATTTTCATAACGTTTTAAGAATAGACTACAAGGATTAGTTATACTTGTAAGGTTTTGAAGAGCTTCGAATAAATCAAAGTCACCACTTTCAGTAAAGATATCGATATAGTTAACCATATCTTTCTTAAATTGTGTACTTTCAACAAGTTTAGCCAATACCTTTTCAGCTAATTCTTTATCCTTAGGACGGAAGATAGAATCAAATGTATCTGCATTGAATTTTTTCTTTTCGTTGAATAATTTAATTGTCAATACAGATACTAAGAATTTGAAATCTTCAGTAACTTTAGGTGTAAAAGTCAATGGGAAGGTATGACCTTCTTGACTTAATAAATTAAATACTGGGAATGGACCATCTTCTTCAGCTTGAGAATCTAAATATCCATTGAAAATAGACATTAGAGTCTTAGATAATTTAAGAATACTATCAGGATCCATAACATTATTAATTGGATTATCCTTAATAGAATCAAGGAATAATTTATCTTTATCCCCTTCACCATAAAGACCAATAGCTTTTGCTAAAATAACAGAAAGATCATTCATTGTTTCTAATTTAGCAACCATCTTCATTTCTTCTTCTTCATTTTCAGGTTTCTTAGCTATTAGTTTGCTGCTATAGAATAGCATTGTTTTTGGATTAAGTATTTGCATAGCAATACTTCTATCACCAGCAGCTACAGCAGCCAATAAAGTTTGGATATCGTTATTGTATACTTTAGTGAATAAATCCAATTCTTCTGGGTGTTTGGAAATTTCATCATAATTCCAATACCCTTCATAATTTTTAGTAGTGATATCGTATACTAATCGTTCTAGATCAAAATCATGTTTCTCTTCATCATAATATTGAGCTGAATCAATATCGAACAGAGCAGCAAATTTAGAAATAGTATGAATGTATTCATTAGGATCGTTAAACTCACCTAATCTTACAGCCATGTATCCTAATAATAATGCTAGCATGTCTACAGTAAACTCGCTTACTGCATCAAAAGAATCATCATCTGCAAAAATATTTCTACAAACACCTTCATTTGTAATGACATCTTTCAACTTATCGTCTTGACCATTGTATTGACCACGACTAATCAATCTTTCAAGTTCTTCTGTTAATTTGATTTTTTCCATGAGTAATTCCTCCTAGTTTATATCAAGTAATTTATATTACTCGCTTAATATTTTTTAAAAGAAACCCCATTACCCAATATTGGGTAATGGGATAACAACTTCTTATTTCGACCCAATAGGGTTATTCTTGATTTCTCCAGTAGATGGTACTAAATCATCTAGACGTTCTGGGATGATACCATCATCACCAACTCTAGCATTTTCAGTATATCCGCATTTAGGACAAATCATCTTCATTTCGGATTTTTCATCCACTTTGCTTCTAATGTAACCAGACTCTGCTAAAATATACGCAGTATATTCAGACCTAAGTAGCATTAGTGGTTTCCCACATACTGGGCAGATTCCCATAGGGAGTCTTTTGATTACATGAAGTAGACCGTCATTTTCCATTATAGTAAATTAAGGTCTCCCATATTATGCTTGATAGTTCTGATATCACCAGAGATGAGTACCTTACTATCGGCATATTTCATATGGTCGATGTTTGTTAAAATTGCTGTAAATTCTTTTGGAATACCATTTACAACAACTGTGCCGAGCTTAGGTCTGGAAGCTCCGCGTTGATCAGCAATTTTGTTCATCTCTTCTACTTGTTTAGAAGAGAAAACAAAGTAACGAGTATACATAGTAGCCATTATTCATTTTCCTCAACGATTCTTGCTAAAGTAGAGTTAACGTTAGTAGCCATCTCTGTAGCAATGCGAGCCATAGCCACATCCTTAGCAGCTTCTTCGTCACCCAAAACGTCAGCTTTGAATTCGATGAGTTCTTGTAGCCCTTTAATCTTTTTATACTCTTCATAAAGTGCATTGAAATCATCTTGCCAGAACATCGGTTCAGGTTCATCTGAAAGATATCCATGAGCAGCTGGTTTGAGCATAGGAACTACAGAACCAGAGATACCAGGATCTGATGCGGAAGATGCATCTGGATCTAGGATACCCATATTAGAGATATCTAAAAGACGGAAAGAATCTGATACGCTATTGGCTTTGTTCTCACCAATACCAGAGATGCCTTTGTAAGTAAATTTCAATGCTGTAATAGAGTCAACACTCGTTACAGCATTTCTAAACGCAATCAATTGACTGCGAGTAAGCTCTTTTATTAAATAGTCCGGTTGGATATCTAAGTTTTTGCGAATATAGTCAATATCTACACGGTTACCGTTATTACTTAGACGATAAATCTTAGAATTCAAAGTCTTAGCATAAGTAGCTGCGATATATTCACCATAACGCAATTTCTTCTTAGTTACATCCAATGTATCACGTTCTCTTAAGGAAGAATATTCTTTAAGCATCCACATAAGAACGCAGAACATATCTTTCTTAGCTGTCCAAGGTAAACGAAGTTGCTCTTGGATATTAAAGTCTAAGATAGACTCAAAGGAACGTAGAATACTGTGACCTTTAATGAGCTTATTAGCTACACTAAATGTCTCACCTAACTTACCTACCCAATACTCAGTATCGAATAGACCATTTAGGCTGAGATTTTTATCAGTTCGCATACAGAGTGTATAGACTATATGCTGAACGAGTTGATTATTCTTATAGATACTTTTTGGTACGTTGATGTGTATATTCGTATTAGTATTTGGAATAAAAGTGAGTATTTCAGGATCATCTTTGAACTTATCGTCTGATGTGAATACAAATATCTTATCTAAACCAAGTTCACGTAATGCACCAGTTAAACCATATCTAGCGAATAGGAATAATGATGCTGGGAAAGTCTTTTTAAAGATATTACAATCGAACTCAGTCGCTGGAACTGTTTCACCATCAGAAGTATTGAGTTCATACACATGTCGATAAATATTTATCGGTTGGAAGTTGGTCTTCTGTGTGATATAATCCTTCTCATTCTTAGCTGAAGTTGAATTGTAAGTACTTCTATCTACGATTTGATACATAGGGAGATAATAATTCCCATTGAGATAAAAATAAAACTTTTTAACAACTTCAGGGATCATGATGAGAACCCGAAGGTTCTCTTCCTGACCCTTAGCCATTAGATGATAATCTACGACTAAAATCTTGATAATCGAATCTTTTAGATTGATATAGTTATACTGATTTTCATCAGCAGCACCTTTCTTACGATTCCGATTATTATTTTTAGAATAATACTCTTTCAAAGTTTCTTGGACGTTTGTATATCCTTCGATAAGTTCAAAGCCCTTAACTTTGACTGCAAAGATACCGTTCGATGTTTGGCACGACAGGATTATCTTTTTCAAATGCTCTACAATATCATCATCAGAACGCACAAATAAATCACCGTTGAATGGAATAGTTGTTTTCTCGGTAAATCGTTTAATGAATTCTCTTTGAGTGATCATTATTGTATTGCTCCTTCAATTAGTAATCTATTGTAAAATTTTTGCATAATATAACTACAGTAATTACTAATCTTTTTCACCAGTTAATGATACGCGGATTTCTTCACCAATCGGATTAACTGCATCTGGTTTATCTTTGATAATGAGTTCCATATCAATATCAAATGCATTTAATACACGCTTAGCTTTAAAGAAACTAATGTTATTATTAGCTGCGGATTTAAGAGCACGCATATCGTTGTTAAAATCAGATTCAGATGGGAACTTAGCCTTATACGAATCAGAGTCAATTCCTTTAGCATTAATAGCTTGCTTGATGGCAACTAATTCTTCGGAATCTTCTTCATTAATAGGTAAGGTAAGCACATTACTGATTTTAGCTAAACGAGTACTTTCAAGACTTTTAATCTTATCAGCTGCTCGAATATTATCTACCAAACTTTTTGTATTCTTTGGAGATAAGTCAACGATGTTATTAGCAGAGTATGCTTCTTTATCCTCTTCTGTAGTTGGTTCTTGCCAAGTAATAAGAGGACCAAAATTAGTAATACAGACATCACGTTTAGATTTCGGAGACTCTTTGTATGGATATACATAGTCTCCGATCTCTACACAGACATCTCGTAAGAATGGAGCATTATTATCAATTAAGCGACCAAATTCAGACATAGAAACTACGTCTAAAGTCTTATTTTGTAATACTGCTTTTTTGATGTCCATTGTTACCCCAGCAATTATTTTGCTTCTTCTTCTAATACAGCATCATCTTTTACGATTTGTTTGATAGCTGCATCAAGTACTACTTTAACTTTAACTTTGTCGTCTTCTACATAACCTTCGAAGATTACGAAGTTAGGAATTTCCAATACAGGATCTACATCGATATTTGTACGGAAGTATTCCTTAATGGATTTGATCATAACAGCAATCAATTTAGAAGTATATTCTTGACCATTGATTGGTGCAATATTGAAACGATATTTGGAAGCAACTTTTTCGAAGATAGCAGACAATACTACATCATCGAATGTTACTTTATCACCAACTAATTCATCTTCAGTTGGGTTAACCAACATGTTTACAGAGAATCCTTCGCCATCATCGGATTCATGTTTTTCGATAGATGCGGAGAACACCACTGTGTTGTCACCGTTTTTAACTACTACAGTTTTAGGACCTTCGTTTTTAACTTGACCAAGGTAAGTAGTGATACCTTCTACAGCTGCTTTAATAAAGATTTCTGTAAAGCTTGCAGACCAAGCGATTTTTTCTTGTAATAAGTTGGATTGTACTGCATTTGCTACTGCGGATTCTGCGAATTTCATTGATTGTTTCCTCCTAAGTGGATTAATAAAATATTATATATTCAAACTGCTATTGTCAGTTTAAACCAGAATTAATTACCCTTCAAAACCAGGGATAGAACCAGTTGGGTGTTCATCCACCACTGCTTTCTTATCTTTTTTCTTTTTAACATCACCATCGGTATCTGTTACTGGTGGGAATGCACCCCAAGCACCATTAATTGGTTGACTAAAGTTTGGTTTAGTTGCAATTAAATCAGGAGCTTTTGCTGGTACAAGTTCTTGAATTACCAAATCATAATCATAGAAGTAGATTTTGCGAAGATCACGATTATCTGCTTCCATATAACTGATGATTTCGTTTACTTGTTCTAAACTTGTAGCAATACCAAAACCAATGACGTTTTTAATTACAGTAATATTTATAGATTCCTTACCAGGTTTGGTGGTGAGTGAAACTTTTTGATATGTAGCAATAAGATCTTTATTAGGATCGGAGCAGAACTCGGATAAGAGTGTAGCTTCCCAATCTGTATTTTTCTTCTTATTGTACACAGTCACTGTTGTAAATGGATCTTCGTAGTCGTGACTTGTAGATGTTTGTACTACGAAGTACAATGCTGTTGCGGAGTCATTAAACTTTCTTAATGCTTCTTTAAATTTTTCGCTATAACTAGCTTGATAGTCTTTCATAGGTTTGTCCTCCTTGAAATATAAAAATATTAAAATTGTGTATGGGTGATGTGGAAAATACACCACCCTTACCACATCTATAATATACTTTTATAAATTATTTTGACTTTGGAGATACATTATGTAGTCATAAGCATCTTTCTCAGAAAGTACTAAACAATTAGGACTTATCTTACTTAACTTAGAAGATACAAATCCAGGATAAGGAATAACTAAGATATCAGTCTTCTTAGTTACAGATTTGTTACCATCTGCATCGAATCCTAATTTATTAAATTCTTCTTCTAATACAGCTGATCTAAATCCAGTAAACCGAACTGTCTTTCTATCTTGTACAGAAGCTCCTTCGCCTCTGAAGGTTATTTGTAAATTAGGCATAGATTCTATCAATAACAAATCATCCATGAAGACATGACGTTCTTTAGCAATAGTATCAGCAATTACTTTACCAATACCTTTAACCATACTAATCAAACGTCTAACACTATCGTCATCATTATGAATGATAGCATTTAAAGATACATTATTTAGAATAATTCTCCAGCGTTCAGCACTAATAGAACTGAAGCCAAGAGCACCTACCACTTTATAATCTGGTAATGGTTCAGACTTAATCTTATTGATTTGGTCGAATAGTTTATTAGTTAAAGCATCACCGATAAGTTCTGCTGAATACATCTTATCTAATTCAATCAAATCTCTAAATGATTTTATATCTAGCTTGGAGATGTATGCTCTGGAGAAGTCTTTGAATCCTAACTTCTTAACCATGTTTGTAATACGAGTAGCATTACGTTCTGGACAAAGAGGATTTAGACAATAAGCACTATCACCAGACATAGATAAAGTAATAGGACTACCGCAAGCTGGACAATGTGTAGGGAATGGGATAACTGGATTAGGATTATCTACATCTTTAAATGGTTTATCTATATAACAGATAACATCATTCACATATGTAATCCTAACTGGATCTCCAACCTTTAAAGCCAATTCTTTGAATCTCTTATAGCTATGAGCAGTCGTTTTGTCATGCGTAGAACCAAGGAATTGGACAGGTTTGAAGTGAGCCATTGGTGTGATTAGACCATTTTGACCTACTGTGTATGTATACCCATTGAAGATAGTATCAGCACTCATAGCATTGAATTTAATAGCCATAGCCCAATTATCGGTAAAGTTATTTCTACCAAGAATCTTATGGATATTATAATCAGCGAATGAGATTACTACACCATCATACATGAATCCCATGATACCTCTGAGAGCAGAAGCATCTTGTACGAATCGATAAGTTTGGAATAAGAGTTCGTTATAATTTCCTCTCATATAAGTATACTTCATCTCTACACCAGAGGAATAATACTTATTCAAGAATTCTACTTCTTGAACCATATCATCGAATTGTAATCCACTGGTTCTAATTGGTACTAATGTAATCAAATCTCTATATTTGTTCACATCAGAGCTACCAAGCAAACCAATGATAGCTACACGAGAATTCTTATATTCTTTACCAAATTTATATTTGAGAATCTCAAGATTTCTATCTGTAACTATTGCTTCAAACTTAATACCAAAGACAGTTCCTTTTGGAATAATACCTTTAGCACGGTGGAATACTTTACCACCAAAGATTGGAGTATAGTCAGATGCTATACCATTAGCTGTATCACCACGACTATAAGCTGCAATGATAGTATCACCATCAACTGTAGCTTCTATAGATACACCATCGTATTTAAGCTCAGCTATCAATCCAGCTTTACCATCAATGGTATATGGGAAAACTGCATTATAGTATTTACTCAAGAAGTCTCTTTCAAATACCATAGCTGTAATATCATCTGGTTCAACTCCAGCTGCTACAGCTTCATTCATTGTAGTATACTTACATTTGTAAAGAGTACCAACAAGTTCAGGATAATTATGCTCAGCACTATGTTTAATCTTAGAGAGTTCTGTATAATTACCTATATTATCTGGATTATAAAAATCCTCTTTAATAGGCATTTCAAATCTCATAAGATCTTTATCATAAAGCATTTCCTTAGCTTTCTCTTCTGGTATAGTTTTAAATACTTCAAGAAGAGATTGATCTTCTAATAAAGAACCAACGTTATCTTTACTGTCTATAGTAATACCAACTGCACCAACTGGTGGTTCAAAACCTTGATTCTTGAACTTAACTACAACTGAATCGTAGATAGCATCGTCTAAAGGTAATATAGCTCTTTGAGTATTGTTGTATAAGATATTGGATATCTCCAATATATTTCTAATATCTCTTGGTTCTACTTTACCTTGACCTTGAATATAGTTTACAGAAATATTATTGATATCATTTACATCTTCTGGAGTAATGATATCTTTACCATTTCGTAAAGCATCAAGAATTGTTATTAGACGTTGGTTCATATCTTTCGCCTCCGGTTCTAATAACAGGCATTACATGCATTGGAATTGCTAATGGTTCTGGAGTTTCAGCTTTAACAGCTGCTTCAGCTTCATCCATATTTTCACAAGTACTAATCAATGTCATTACTTTATTGATAATATCTGCATCGATAATATTATCAACACCATTGAAGTTGATTGGACTCATAAGCAATTCATCTTTATGGTGTTTCTTATACAATTTAACCAATCTATCCATATCTTCATTCTTAACAAAGAATGGCATACGAATAATTGGAGATTGAACAATGTCTTGATCATAGCATCCATATTTATAATATGGATTATTGATATCAGGAAGTTGCTCAAATACATTGAGAAGTACTGGTGCTTTATACATCTTCTTATTCTTATTGAAGTTGATCTTAAGACCAATAGCTTTCATCAATACTTTAGCAATTTCAGCTGAACGTGATGTTGCCAATACGTTTGCCTCTGCATCAAGTTTGATATATGGTTTAAATGGATCACCTACCAATAATTGATAAGCTTGACGTCTGTATTTGAATGAAGATGAAAGTAGCATAAATACAATAGCTAATCTCATAGATACATCAGCAGCATCTAATAAGTTAGAAGATTCCATTGCACCTAATCTTACAGGAGTATCAGAGTGAACACTTCTGTGTTGTTTGTGAGCTCTAGTCTTAGTATTTTCACCACGTAAGTTAGTAGATGCTAAAGATACGGCAGAGAATTTCTCTTCTGCAATTTGTTTCAATCTATAGATATACTTCTTACCAGTGATAACACCACGATTAGTTTGAATACGTCTATAAGAACCATCAGAACACTTTTGTTTTACCCAAAGTTTATCTAATTCAACCCAAGGAAACTCAGTATATAAATTATACAAAGTAGTTAAGTTGATATTACCAGATATTGGTTTACAAACTAAGAATAAAGCATTATCTGCCATTACAGATTGTAAGAAGAACTCACGTTCTTGTAATCCATATTCCATAATTTGTTCATTATAGAAGAATGCTTCTTCAGGATTTACTACATTCATAAACTTAAGAATCATATTTTCGCATTCTGGAACCATGTCTGATCTATTTAGTTCAGAAGCTCCATAATACATCTTACGCATTCTTTCTACTATACGATCTGATACATAGTTGATTTCAGTTTCGAATGTTTGTCCTGGATTTTGACGGTTAACCATTGTAGAAGAGTTATAGATGATATCCACTGGGAATAATTCACCATTACGTTCATACATTGGCATTTCTTCGTCCGGCCATATGTAAGATACTACACCTTTACCAGCATAACGGTCTGTACATTTATCACCTTGCTCCATAGGCTTTTCTTCTTTGACTACAAAGTTGATTACTAAATTAGTAAATACTTTGTCTTTAGTCATATAAGGCTTACCTTCAAGAATAGACTTGGAGTTATAAAGCAATCTGTCAGCTTCACTAGTAAGTGTATAACCTTTGCGTTTTTCCTTTTCTAGAATATCCACAATCTTTTGAGAATACTCTAAAGTTTTATTATAGTATTTCTCGATTTGTGGATTATCATATTCTGTATTGTTACAATATACATCGATATCTATAACAGTACCATTTGCGAGGAAAGCAGTATCGGATTGTAGCCTTTCTTTAAGCATCTGTACCGATTGAGTATAGAGTGCTTCATCCTCTTTCTTTTCTTTACGAAGAGCACAGAGTGTACGGTGTTTAACCTCTTCACCAATATCTGGGAAGGATTTATAGTTACCTGTTTCATCTCCATAAAGGTTTAGTAGAATATCATTGTCATTGACCATGACTTCTACGTTTTTGTAGGTAGGTGCAGTAAGTTTACGAGCTGCAGATTCAGATAAGACTACTGGGTCTTCTGTAGTTTCTGCTAATGCCATGTAAACACAAGTTAAGTTTACACCAGTACCTGCATTTAATGCACTATCGAATGAATCTGGTAGAATAATTGGTGAGTTCTTAGGGATTATATCACCTGGAGTTAATGCATCAATATATTCTGTATTCATTTCATAGCCATACATTTCTGTGATGTATTCATAAGTTGTTCTAGCGAATACGTCGACTTTCCCTGTTTTAGTATTTCTAACGAACATCCAATACATCATTTTGTTTTTGTATACTTTGTCAATGACTTCATAGTCGTCTTCGGCAATAATATAGTTACTGGAATACTCAGCAAATTGACCTTCAAAGCCAGTAGCCATTAAAGGCGTTTCTGGCTTCGAGATCTGGATAGTTTGTTCTGCCTGTAAACCATACATGAGTTTACGAGGACCAGAGTTTGTGTTAGTAGCTGGCTGTTGTAATGATTTGCCAATTACATATTCCGCACTTGGATAAGCATTTTGTTTTTCCATTGCGGCTTGAATTAAATTAAGTGATGTTGCCATTATCTAACCTTCCTTTCTTTTAAGCACTAATATCACTTCATATTGATATTATATGATTAAAAGATATATTAATATTTGATGCCAATTGTACCAAGAATATCAGAAGTAACATTGTTACTTTCGTTTTGATCTTGATCATCTACATCAATTATATCGTTTGCGTTAGAAGGCAATTTTTCTAATTCACTTTTAGCTACTTCCATAAAGAGCTTATAGAAGTCTGGATCTTTACGAAGTTTATCTTTGAAACCTTTCAAAGAGAATTTGAAGTCAGTATGGTCATCGAAGTAATAACCAATACCAGCACCATTTACACGACCATTGTTTTGTAATAGCATAAATAAAGAAAGTTCTGGGTCAAAGCCATGGTCATAAGTAAATACCATTGTAGAAGTTTGACCAGCACCAGCTGAGCGAGACTTAGTATTAGTTACATCTACTAAAGAACCAGCTACTTTGAACTTTTCATCTGCTTTAAGTTTGGTATCATCCAACCGAATTACTGTATTAGAAAGATAGATTACAGTTTTACCACGAGGTAAGGATTCACCTTGTTTCAAATACATCAAGTCAGCTTTCTTAGGGCGAATAGATACATCAGAAAGAATATGGTTTACTACGATTAAAATAATATTAGCCATTTTAAGCATAGGTACTACTCGACGAATAATATCAGTTACAACTTTAGCTGTACGAGTAACAGACATGTTTGTAGATACTTCGCCTTCTTCTACCAAATCATCTGGCATAATCAAAGCGATGGAGTCTAAGATATAAACTGTTGGTTCGAATAATTTGATTGGGTTTCCTTCTTCATCTACATAACCAGTATCATATTTATATCTTTCTGGATCTGCTAATTTCAAATCATGAATGAATTTAATACGAGCTAAGAAAGTTTCTGCTGTAATACCAGTATTACGAATTACAAAACGTTTCTTATATTCAGCTTCTGTATTGAAACCACTTAACTGCATACGACGTTCTTTAACCATACCACCTTCGATAGAATCTTCGAAGATTGTAGAAGTTTTGAATGGACGTACAATATTAGCCGCCATTTGTGTACAGAATGTAGATTTACCACAACCAGAACGACCAATTACCATTACCATACTACCATCAGAGATACCTAGGTTGTATTTAGTTTCGCCATTATTATGAACTTTATAACCATTCATGAAGTCAAAGCCCAAGAAACCAGTTGGATATCCAATATCAATTTTAGCTTCAGAAGACATACGAAGATCTTTATCTTTAGATACTACATTTCTGAATTCATATGCTAAAGATGATTGATAATCTACATCGTTGTTGTATACAGTAACTTCTTTTGCCATGGATTTACTCCTTTATTTTAAATAAAAAATAAGTGTTTTATTATATGTATTATAGAGTACACTTCTACATTAAAATCGATTTTCTATCCGATAAAGATATCTTGCTTTTCTAGTTCTCTAACGATGATAGGAACTTTGAGGAAAGGATACCCTGACTTATCAGAACAATACTTGAGAATAGATGGAGATTTCTTCCCATTAAACATACAGTACTCATTATAAGAAATAAGTATTTGAGAGATAATGCCAGTATCAAATGTTTCCAAAATCATACATACGGCTTGTTTGAGAGACTCTTCGATAAGTAAAGCTCTTGGGAGTATAGTTGGATCGGTATTTTCTGTATCTACTATATCATTTGCCATAGAATTGATGAATACATCAGTAAAGTTTCTAGGGTAAAGAACGTTATAGATTTGAATTATCTCCATAGGAGTTAAATCTCTATTTGTAAATGAGCAAATAGTATAATTGATGCGGTTGATATTCACATAATCTCTAATAGATGCTTTAGAGATAATAGAGAGATAGATACATAACTCTTCATCTAATGTACCTAATGCTTCTAATCTTGCTACTGTATCATAATTATAGAACTTAGCAATCAAGTAAGCAATATCTCGGATATATGGTCCATTCTCAGAGAATAAAGTACTTCTAAGGAATGTGTTTACCAATCTACATCTTTCGGAACTTCTTTCTGTATTATTCAATACTTGAAGAAGAGTGAATAAGAATTTAGGTGAACCATAAAGAGGTATTAACTTCTTAGAATGTCTGTCTTCTAAATGCTCTAGAATGACATGATAGTAGTTTTCCAAGATACGATAAAGTTCATGATAAGACATAGTATCTATATCAGCCATCATGACTAGTAGTTGTTCGAATGTGTATCGCCCTGTGGCGAATTGACCGTTCATAATGTATTCTCCTTATTAGATTTAAATATAAAATATGGATATTTATCAAATTGTCAATTAAAAAATAAAAAATAAAAATATGGGAGCTGAATATTCAGCTCCCAATATATTATTTAGAATATACCCTAATTAGTTTATTTGTAGATTTTTCCATAACTCTGTAAGAAGAATAATCTAGAGTATATTCACAGTTGAAAGAATCAAGCATCTTAAGCATAGTATTATAGTGAGTAAACTTAATAAACCCACGATTAAAACCACCAATGATTAGTTGTTTTAGAGTCAAATTTTCATACTCAGGATTATCATAAGGTTTAAATAATAGGTCTTTTACTCTACTCTTAATATTTAAAGACATAGCATTTTCATGGTACTCTTTAAATATATATTCTACATATTTACGCTTTTTGATATCATCGCTATTATGTTCTTCCAAGAGTTTCTTTATGTATTTTACTGTCAATACTTTGCCAGTACGGCTATTTCTTTTATTGGAGTATTTGAATACTCTCAATTCTTTAGTATCGATCTTAGTCAATAATACAGCTACAGAGATACCAAACATGTAAGCGACATCTTCAATTCTAATTTCATCAGAATCATTTAAAGAATTTAAACAAGCTTTGATAGGATCTATATTATCAACGAAATCTCCAACGTTGACAATCTTACATTTACTTTCCATTACTTGACTTAATCGGTCAGCTATAGTTTGTCTATATAGACGTAAGGTAGTAAGATTTATTTCTGCTTTTGCTATATCATCGTCTACCTTTTTCAATTCTTTTTGTAAATCTTCTCTTGAGTTGAAGTCCATCTTATTTCTCCTTATTAATATAAACACTGATTGGTCTTACTGTATCATCTTTAATGCTTTTATATACGGTACGACCTCTTAAACTGGATCTCAACCATCCCAATCTATAACCAATATTATACGAATAAAGCATACGCTCTACCGTATTATGTTGAGGATATGTAATGAGACCACGACCAAATCCTTTAGCTATTAGATCACAGATAGTCATGTCTCTATAACTTCTAAACTGCTTAATAGGAGCCTCTAGCTCTTTCAATGGTGTCGATATAGAAAGAGGAAATCCGGTAATATTATAAAATTCTAGAATGTATTTTACACATTCACGAATCTTCGGATCAGACTTCTTCATATCGAGAAGGGATTTGATATACCCAACTTCGAGTCTGCTCATTATTGTATTATGAGCATCATATCTACGATATTTCTTTATATGATCAGAATCTACTCTAGCTCTGAGTGTATTTGGAGTGATACCAAGAATAAATGCAGCATCATCTAAAGATAATTCATCTTTATCATTAGCCATATTTAATAATTCAATAGCTGGGTCATCGGATTTTAAGGAGTTGTAAATCAATGTATTCATATTGGTATACATATGATCATCAAGTTCTACTTTTAGCTTTTCTTTTTTCTTTTTAAGATCTTCTATTTCTCTTCTTTTTAAAGCCATAGTTTCGTCAATGAAATCTAATTCTTCTCTTAGTTTGATTTCCTTTGCATCCATAGTAATTTCTCCTATCTATAAATTTTAATAACCATAAGTTCTGGTTTGACTTCATAAACCTTGAATATTGGTTTATTGCCTTTACCAGTACAACTTACCCTATATGGTAAATTATGGGAACGTAGTAAATTATTCAGATATTCCTCTTTAGTAGGAACTCTAATAATTCCTCTAGTCAGACCAAGTTTAAACAAGTCTTTGATTTTACAATCAGAGAATTCCTCTTTAAAATCATAATCATCCCAAGTACAGTTATCATTAAGATTAAATGGAATACCGTAGTTTGGGCTAGATGGATTTACTCTATCATCTAAGAATTCTAATAATTCTCCTCGGAATTCTTTATTGATAGTTCTATCATGTACTATCTCTTTAATTTGAGCAATAGAAGCTCTGTTGATTGTTCTACGTATTTTACCATTAACGGTATGAGGACTAAGATAATGCTTTATACCCTTGCCTTTAAGTTTAAACTTAACGTTTAATGCTGATATAGCTATTAATTTAGATATATCCTCTATATCTATTTCATCCCTATCATCATATTTATTCAAGAACCGTAACAACACATCTTTCTCAGTTCCATCGGTATACGTATCACTAAACAATACATCTTTTGGTTTTCTACCATCTCGTGTAGTATTAAGTTTACTATATATCATACTTTACCCCCTTATAGATTTTGCGAAAGAACTCCCATACCCAATATTGGGTATGGGAAATATTCTTCCTTTAGTTTGACTCTAAAAGTCTTGTACAACTTTAATTTTCTTAGATTCTTCTTTTTTATCTTTACCAAGAGATTTAAAGAAGTCATCTTTGGCAGCATCTACATCTGCCGGCGTTGCATCTGCTTTAAGTGTATCAAAGATATCTGCATTAGTAGCATATTCTTTGTTGAAGAAGTCATCAGCTGTAGTATCTACAAACTTAGAACGTTCTTTGAAATCTTCGTATGTTTTTTCAATTTCGTTGATAGGCATTTTCAAACCAGATACAATGATATCTAAGTATTCAGGTTCATGTAAGTCTTGTACATGAGAGAATGCTTCGAAAGGCATACCAAAACGTTTCTTAATAACTTCATAACCAAAGTCAATGAATTCCAATGCACGTTCTTTTACATCAAGAACTGTAGCAATACGTTTTGCAGATGGTTGAGTTTCTAAAGATTTCATATCATCAATTACTTCAGTAATACGACGGTTGAAATCATCAGAGTTTTTGATCTTAGTCATATTGACACGGTCAATATACATAAAACCAGGTGTACGTACAGTTTTTAACAAATCAGATTCATCAATATTTTGAGAAGATTTGTTAATAGTACCACCTAATAAGATGTTTACATTATCAGCAAACTTTTCATTTGCTAATTGTTCTGCACGTAACCGATTATTACCAGCAGCTTCTAAGAAAGATTTGTTAGACAAAGCTTCTACTGTAAAGCTATCATCCATTTCTTTGAATAGATCTACTGTGTTTTTCAACCCACGAACGTCGTCTTCAAATCCTGTGAATATGAAGAAGTGGATATGTGTACCATGTACTTTGTGTAAGTAGTTTGCTAGAAGTACAGATGCACCAGAACCAGTGCCACCTTCAGAAGATGTAACAATGATAGTCATACAATCTTTAGGATCTTTTTCATATTCGAAATGACCACTCTTGAGAGTATCTACCATCATTTGATTAGCGATTGTACGTTCTTTAGCACAACCACGGTATTCACCATCTAATTCAATAGCACGGTCATGATATTCTTCTGGAATATCTTTTAACGTAGAGTTGATTAAAACCATATCCTTAGCAATCTCAGGATATTTCTTAAATAAGGCAATAGCAGCTTTGTTACCAGCTGCACCAATGCCAATTACTTTTGCATTTAATAGCATTTTCAAATTCCTTTCTACAATACTGAAACACTTTCATTCATTATATGTAAAATATTACCAGCCCATTTAGGATCGGTAGCATAATTACCATGTTTCATAGATCTAAGCGAAGTATAACCATTGTTATAGAAATGACGCTTAATCCAATCAGCACCAGCAGTAATACCTTCTTCTAAACTTCCACCCATTGTAGAAGCTCTACCAGGATCTTGGTCTACTGCATTGATACCGAAATAGTTGTGACGAGTCTTAGCCAAATGAGAACTACCCCAACCAGATTCTGCAGCTGCATGAGCTAGAATATAGATAGGGTTCATTCCTGTTTGAATAGAAGCATTGATAAAAGCTTGTCCTTTACCAGCAAACTCTTTAGATACACCTCTCTTTTCTATCCAGTAATCGATGATTTTATTCATATCATCGGCTGTTAATAGAGCAGATGGGTTGTTGTTTGATAAGTCTGAATCGTATCCATAACCACCTTTAATGGCATTGATAGCATCTTCATGTTTTGTCATTGCATCGATATGATTTTTTACAGTTTGTTGTGCTTTAGTAACTTCTTTTATTTCTTCAACATGCTTGCTAATATATTCGTCATGTTGTTCAATCTGTTCTTGAGCACTTTGTATTTTCATTTCAAGTGCACTGGCACGTTGTAACATGAATACGTTAGATACCAATAATGCGGCTATTATAATACAAAGAAATCTAGTCATAAATCCTTTGTGTTTTTCGAAAAATTTATACATCGTATTTCCTCCTTTAGACAATCCTTTATCGTACTTTTAATAACTCAGCCACCTTTCGATAAATATTTTGTAATAAAGGATAATAAAAGGTGCTCTACCAATATAGTAGAGCACCTAACGTTAAAATTATTCAGCCTTATTTTCTTTTTTGTCTTTTTCTTTAAAGGCTTTTTGGTCCTCTTGGGACAATTCACCAATCAAACCAAAGTCACCCACTTCATGGATAACACCTACTTGATTTTTATCTTCGGACATAAGTCTACACCTCCTTTTCTATATTTAAATTTTCAATAGACTTATCAAGAATATAATATACAGTTAAATTCACGATTATTGACGCTTAATTTTGACAGCTTCTTTACCTTTTACAGTACCTGGTAAGTAATTACCGATATTGATAAGGTTTGTATTAATACCAGCACCAATAAGATATGCATTTAACGTATTACGAGAAATAGAGTCGTCTACAGATACATCTACATCATCTAATGATACCATACCTTTAGTCGCTATTGTATTGTAGAACTCATTTTTAGCATTTACAGTATCAGCTCTATAAGTAGAGAATTCTTTCATAGTTTTCTCTAAACCCATTACAGCCATACATTCAAATTCACGGTCAGAAGTATTACCGTTCTTATCTGCACCCAATAAACGTCCAGTCTTCATATTACGTTCGTCGATATTAATAGACATGGAGTTCTTCTTAGCCAAGAACTGTTTCATCTTTTTCATTGGTACATAAACTACGGTTGCTTTGTAGTTAGTTCCTACAGGTTTACCGTCTTTATTTCTATATAAGAATGGTAGATTAACATTTTCCATTACTGGTACATGAAGAATATTATCCATTACCGCATACATTTGTTCCAAATTAGGTTCAATCTCGAACACTTTCATTTGGAATTTAATAGGGAATTCTTGTTGGAAGAATTTATAGAACTGATCGTCATTCATATTACGGAATTTCTCTTTATACCAAGCAGAGTTTTGTTCTGTTGGGTCTAAAGTATCCATAACTTTGTATATCAACATCTCTACATCATGACGTTGTTTCTTAGTTATAGCCATTTAGCGTAAGTACCTCCTTTAATTAATTTAGGTAGGGTAGGATTATACAAATGTTCAGCATAGATTGGTTTTTACACTAGAGGAAACATATTAGTAGAGATCAATAGCTAATCCCTGTTAATGCGACGATTTCTATCTTTAATTCTAACCTTCCGGATTGCTCCCATAGTCAATATTGGCTATGGGGTAATCTTCCGCTTAAAACAGTTAAGTAATGATATTAAGTTCAAAAAGAAAAGGAGGATTTTCATTATAATGGATTATAAAGATTTTGAGCAAGAATATTATCTTGAAGCATATTTTTCAAATATTCCTAAACCTATCTTTAAAGCAGAAAAAGCTTTACAAGATATTATCGATAAATTACTTAAAGAGTCTATTACAGACAAAAACATGGATTTCTTTAGAGATAAATTAGAGATTATGTGCAACTCTCTATGTGACCAATTTGGATTCTATTATAAATCCGATATAGTATTGAGTTCCGAATGCGGACCAGCATCTATTCGATGGACAATGCCTACTGGATTCTTTGCACAAGATAACCTAGCTAGCGTTCGTAAAGTAGTTAGTATTGATATGAATAAAGGTACCTTTAAATTCAATGATAAATACCAACCATGGGTTGATATTTATTTGAATACTAACTTCCTTCGTAAATGTAAAGATGCTAAACTTGGTATGGCTACAATTCTACATGAGATTGGTCATACATTTGAAAAACAATTCCGTATGGTTATGCATCGTGAAGAAACTGTAGAAAGTATTTACCAAACTCTTTCTCGTTTCAATTTACTTGGTGCTGAAAGAAAGCGTTTACTTTTGACTAGTAATGTGCTTTACAATATATTCGGTAAAGTGTATGTAGGATTAAAAGACCGTGTATGGAAGAAAGAAACTTTTGCTGACCAATTTGCTTCTATGTTTGGTTATGGTTCTTTCATTCCTCAAGTTCTTAAAATTACTGAAGATAGATTAAATGATTTCCGTTCTGGACAAACAACATCTCGTATTGAAGATTTGAACTTCTTCGATAAAGCTTTATTCGAACTAAGAATTTTCATCAATACTTTATCTGATGTCAAAACCCATCCAGACTTTGGTGAACGTGCTGCTGATGTAATTACATATCTTGAATATGAATTGAAGCACAATAAAACTCTTAAACCTTCTGATAAGAAGAAAATCCAAGAGGATATTAAAAAGATCGAAAAGACTATCGAACAATATCTCAAAGATGACGATGATAATTATATTGTACAACGTGCTAAATCTGATATCAAGAAAAGCTTTGATAAACAACGTTCTGATACCAATAACAACCAAGTTCGTGGTGTTGACTATTACCTTGATAAATAAGTGAAAAGAATACCACTACCCAATATTGGGTAGTGGACCTTTTTATCGTTTATTTGCTTCATAGATACTCATAGCAAAATACATGAGGATTGATTTAAAATATAAGTTTCTAGTTGCTAGACGTTGTTTACGTCTACGGTATGCAATAGAACCAGTTTCTAACCAGTCTTCTATAATTTGTTTCATACGAGCAATATGAGGATCTTTTGAATTTGGTTTTGGGTTTGTAGTAAATACAATGAAATCCATATTCAAAACATCTTTATCTTTAGATTGTTCAAAGTAAGTATATATCATAATAGATATAACTTCACGAATCTTACGAGTAGCATTCGGTGTGTTGGTAATGGATTCAATAATAGATTTGAGCTCATCTGTTTTAACTGCTGTATTAGAAGCAAGTTTACAGTTTCTATATGATACACCACCAGCAGTTATAAATGCCATAGTTTTATCGATATTCTTTTCGGCTAAGAAAGAGTCTGATTTAGCAATTCTATACTCTGATGGGTTTTCAGAATCTTCATTGTCGGAATTGTATACCATGTAGTCTTTATTTTCATATGCTTTATAGTATTCTTTAGCGATATTTTTAATAAAGTCTCCCAAACGGTTCCGTAACTGTAAGATTATGTATACTACATCATCGTCATCGAAGTCTCTGAACTTAGTCTTATACGTACTATACCATACTTGACATTTAGAGCGAATAGCACCAAAGATATTACCTTTACTTACGATATCGAACTTCTGAGACATCGCATTATTTACTACCCATTCCATTACATAATCTACTGGTTCAATAGGGAAAGAGCGATAGTGTAATGAAGGATAGAATTTACCAGTGAATCCCATATACACTGATGCTAATTCAAGCATCTTTGTATCATGTTTATCCATGAAGTATTTTACAATACAAAGACAGAGTACAGTTGTAGGATCTTGTGGTGCTACGAAGTTATATCGTTTGTCATCACCATAATAAGTATTGGCGATAGCATCTTTTACTAGATTGATATCTATACCAATACCAGCAAATAGTTTATCTGAATCTGCTTTAGTGTATGGAATTCGTTTTAAAGGTAAAGTAGAGAATACATATTCGGCTCTAGCATCAATAAACTCTTTGAATATCTTAGCAAATTCACGTTTACCTCGTTTATCCATAGCTTCTTGTACTACAGGATATACAAGTTTCTTGATTACGCTAGTATTATTCTTCATACATCTTAGTCTTCTTTAGTTTCTTTACCACTGATAACCAATTCACCATTCTCACCGATATCAAGAGAATCAGCATAGAAGATTTTACCACAAGTATTACATTTATTGAGTACTACTGTTTCAGGATCAAAACCTTTTAAGAACTTAGTATATTGAGTAGCTTTTTCTACTACAGTATTACTCACTGGTGTTAAGTCTTCAGAAGCTGCTTCAGTAAATTTAGTAACTACTGAAGGTTTGCATCCTTTGTGATCATGTTGAATATGAACAGTGAAATCTTTATTAAGTGAACGTTTATTCTTATTCACGAATTTAATAATATCTCCAGTTTTAATATTCATTATTAAATTACCTCCTTTAATCAAAAGTAAACAAAAAATAAAGAAGGCTAAGCTTCTTTATTTTCTTTTTCCATCATATAGTCATGCATGAATTTAGATTCTCCTAAAGTAAGATAACGTTTATATACTATAGAGAAATCTGCTATATATGCACAAGCAAATAATGAATTCGGATTATGCATATCTATCTTAAGAGTTTCAAAATCCGAGTTTGAGTATAAGAATACCGAAAATGTTGAAAATGGAGTACCATCGTCAGCATTTATTCTAGTGTAAGCAATAATAGCTTTACCTTCGGCAGCACCATTATATATTTCAATAAAAGTATTTGCTTTCTTCTTACCGAGAAGTCTTACAAATAGCGGTTTACAAGTAATCAAGTCTACAAGACTTTCAACTTTAACAAGAACACCTTTCATTGGTTGTAAATCTATCTTATTTGGCATGGAAATACTAAATGCAGTACCGCTTGGATATTGGAATTCACTTAATCCATATAAGAATAGCATTTCTTTGACATTTTCTGGTGTTCTTTCAGCAATTAATTTCTTAAATCTTCTATATACATCTCGTTTAGCAGCATAAGCCATACCAAATGTATCGATGTATTTACCACTAATCCAAAGTAAGTTAATAACCATCAATCCTAGAATTGCTATAGTTATAATAGTGAAGATTAGTGCAACTGTATGCGACATTTTAACCTCCAGTAAAAGATAACCCATAACCTAATATTAGGTTATGGGATTTATTATCTTTATCGAGAAATAGAAGTATGAATGATACCAGAAGCATCAATAAGTTTAGCACCAGCACTAACACTAGAGCCTTCTGGAATACTAGCTACAGGAATTTGGTATTTTTCTTTCATAGATACTACGTTAAGAGTATCATGAGCATTACATACATGAATAGAAACGATAGAATCGGTTTTATTCAATTTAATACCAGTCATACCTGCCATACCACGTTTAGATAGTGGTACAATAGCTAATGGGATACGATTTACTCTACCAGAAGCTGTAATGATTACAACGTCAGTAGAATTAGGAGTTAAACAGATGAAACCATCGACTTTATTCTTAGATTTCATACCAATAACACCTTTAGCTGAACGTGTAAGCATAGGAGCTTCAGTTCCAGGAACTCTAAGGATTTTATTATTAGAGTAAATAATCATTTCGTTATATTGACCCATGAAAATAATATCAGCTACCATATCATTGTCAGATAACTTAGTATAGATCAAACCACTTAATGGAACTCCAAGTAATTCAGCAATATCCATAGATTTAAAGATACCATTCTTTGTCATCACATAAACAAGAACACGTTCTTTATTCTTTTTACTATTTTCGATAATTTGTTCTACTACAGATTCTGGGATAATAGTACAAATACCTTCACCAGTGTATTTCTTCATAAGAACACGAAGATCTACACCACCAGAAGCACCTTTACCGAATGGAACTTTATTTACTGGTACTTTAAATACCTTACCAAGACGACTGAATAGAAGTAAATTGTCTTTATTATCAACAACCAAGTTCAACTTGATGCGGTCGTCTTTCAATTCACGAATATTTTCAGATTGGTCACATTTCTTAATAATACCTTTTTCTGTAAGTACTACTTTGAAAGTACCTTCTGGAATACCAGCTGCTTCAGAAGCAGAAATGAACTTACTACGACGAGGACAACCAAACTTCTTATCAGCTGCTTTAAGTTCTTCGATAATAATACGATCAATTTCTTCTGGGTGTGTAATCGTATGGAAACATTGATCGATTACTTTAGCTGCTTCAGCCATTTGATCTTTATAATACCCCAAACGCTCTTTAGAAAGTGCTTTAAGTTGAGCAGATAAGATGTAACTACATTGCAAAGGTGTCAATGGGTTCTTCATCTTAATATCTTTCATCAAGAATTCTTGCAACTCAGCTTCTTTAAGATTCTTAGAACGAATCTTAGTGATTACAGCATCAATCTTACCTGTTTCTAATAAGTTAACAAATGCTTCCATTCTATGGAATTTTGTTTTAGCTTCGGATAAGATATTGGAGAAAGCACGATACTTGCGTTCACGACGGAAGTTAATGAAGATTTCCAAATATTGTTTATAATTCAACAAAGCTGGTGCTTCATTATAAACTACTTCCATATTTACAGAGATAGTTTTCTCTAAATCTGTAAGAGAATATAAACAATCTCTAACATAGTTAGGGTCACAGCCTTTCTTAAGCATAATATAAGCTGTGAATTTATCGAATGCTACATTCTTTTCATCTACTTGAGAATCATCTAGTACTTCTTCGATTTGTGGTAATACATTTCCTTCTACTAATTTTTCAATCTTACTTTGAATATTAGATAGATATACCATTGGTGGTAAAGAAGTGATTTTAATTGCAGGTTTCTTATTAAACTCACAAATTTCTGTTTGAGCACGTACTTTAAAAGTACCTTTACCTGTTTCAGAAATCTTTTTGAAGTCAGCTTCTACAATATCACAACCACAGCAGTCATCTGGTAATAATACTACATCAGCACTAGGGTTTTGAATTAAATTAATAGTAGCTGCAATTACTTCGGAGATATTGTGCTTAGGTACAGAAGTTCTTAAACCTACAGCGATACCGAATGCACCATTAACCAACAAGTTTGGTACAACTGCTGGGAAATAGATTGGTTCTCTTTCAGAACCATTATAAGTTTCTTGCCAATCAGTAGAGTTTGGAGATTGAGCAAGATCACCAACTACACATTCAAGACCATAATCAGAAATCATTACTTCTGTATAACGAGGAGCTGCTGCACCATCGCCAGACATATTACCGAATGAACCTTGATGGTCAATAGTTGGAATATAAGATTCAAACCAGTTAGTCATAGGTTTGATAGAAGCATTTACAGATGAATCACCATGTGGATGATACTTCTGTAATACGTTACCTACAACCGCTTGAGTTTTAATTGTTTCTCTACGACGAGTTTGTTTACCAAAATCATAGAATAGAGAATATAGAATCTTCCGATGAACTGGTTTTAATCCATCGAAAGGATTTGGTAATGCACGACGACGAGCTACATATATTGCATAAGTAGTCAAGTCACGTTTAGATTGTTCCAAGATATTAGCTTGGATAATTTTTTCAGCCATTGTTTCCTATCCTTTATTTACCAGTAGAACCATGACCACCAGTACGTTTACCAGTAGCTTTATCATCTTCAGTTGTAAAGTATTGTAAAATAACACCTTGAGCAATTTTATCTCCATAATCAAATATAGGGTGACTAGTGCCCATAGCTTTAAGAGATACTCTAATACAACCTTCGTTAGTTGGATTATTATAGTAATCGCTATCGATGATACCTAAAGTATTAGAGAACATGTAACCATTTCTTGCGGATGAAGAACGTGGTGCTAACATCAAGATCTTATCTGGATCTAGTTGTACTTTAATACCTGTAGGAATTTCTACATTAGTTGTATTGAGTTCAATTGTATTGAATGGATTTACGAAATCATATCCTGCAGAACCAGCTGTAGATCTTTTAGGAAGTTGAATTCGATTATAGAAGATTTCTAATTCTTCATCAGTATACTCTCTATATTTCCAAAGATACGAATCTCGTACTTCTTGAATGAAAGTTTTTAAAGAGACTTTTTCAAATTTCATAGTATTGCTCCTTATCTACGTAAAATTACCTACTTAAATGTACACAAACGTATCAAATTAGATAATTTAATTCTACAATTTGCCCCTCTTTAACAAGGGTGTGTACATCTATAAAGCGTTGGTTCGTAGAGCCTCTAAAAGCTTGAGAATAGTCTTTTAAATCTTCGATATATAATCCATCTACAATAACATCGATATTTTTAATAGTAGCATATAAAGCTTCTGTATCTTCGAAGTCTTTATCTAAAACAAATCCAGTGTATAACCAAATACTAAATTCAGTACCATAATACTTCTTAAGAGCATAGGTTAATTCTTGTACTATTTCTGGTTGATATAGCGGGTCTCCACCACTTAGAGTAATACCATCTACAATAGGATTGCTATCAATCATTTGTGTTACTTGATCGAATAGCTCTTGTAGAGTGTATTTAGTTCCAAAGTTGAAATCTTGTTCTTCTTTGTTATGACAGTTGTAGCAATTATGCTTACAACCTGACAAGTATAGAGTCAATCTAACACCAGGTCCATCTACTATAGATTCTGGGTTGATTGCTGCTACATTAGTAGTCAATTCAGGATGTTTAATATATCCCATATTGTTTCCTTTCTATTAGTTTTCTTTAGCTATAGATTATAGCTAGTTAAAAATAAAGGATTTTAGGGGAGGAATTACCTCCCCTAATAATTATTTTTTATCGACCATTTCAGAGCGGAGTAATACGATAGTATTTTTGTTTTCAGATACTACATCGTAACCGCTGATGTCGATAGTAATCAAGTCCTCTTTTCGTTCTTTTAAATTAAGAGTGTTGACTTTGATTGTTCTTTCAGTGTTTGTTTCCATAAGTAAATCTCCTTTTATTAAAAATATAATTAAATGAAAAAGAAGCTCCCCTAGTCAATAATGACTAGAGGCTCTTCAATTCTATATTATATAATTTAAATGTGTTTTACTCGGTCATTAACTTCACAGAATTTGCCTTTGTTGAATTTGCGATAGTCTGTAGTAATATAACCAGTTACACGACGTAAACGGTTGATATTAGTAGAACCACAAACTGGGCAGGTATCTGTATTGATTTCACCAGTGTATCCACAATCATCACAGCTATCAATTGGGAAGTTGATAGCGAAGTATGGAACACGAGTGTCAGCCATAGCATAATCAATAATCTTTTCTACTGCTCTAGGATTACCAATTACACCAGAGGACATTTCAGCGTACATTATACAGCCAGCTGTTGGATAGATGGAGAATTCAGCTTCTGTATCAATTTTATCACGAACAGAGATATTTTCATATACTGGAACATGATGGGAGTTAGTTAAGTACTCACGATCACATACACCTTTAATCTTACCAAATTCTTTTTGGAGTTTGGAAGCTAAAGTTAAACAAGTTGATTCTGCAGGAGTAGCATATGCTGCAAAGTTCAAGTTATGGCGTTTCTTGCATTCGTCAGCATAATCTGCAATATGTTTAACTACAGATACAGCGAATTTTAATACGTCTTTATCTTGGTTATGGTATTTACCAAACATAGCATAGCACATATTAGCCACACCAATGTAACCTAATGCTTGAGAGAAGTGTCTCATTGTTTCATAGATAGAACCTTTTTCAAGAGCAGCTTCAGTATCAGCAGCTACATGGTTATGGTAAGTGAAGAAACCAGAACGAATATCTTGAGAACAGATGTGTTCGAAACGTTTAAGAAGTTCACGTTCACACATTTCCAAGATTTCATCAAGTTCTTTGAAGAAACCTTCGATATCAGCTTCTTTACGTTCACCTAAGCAGATACCATGACGAATACCAATACGAGCTAAGTTAATAGTTACAGGTGTACAGTTACCACGACCAGTCTTTTGATAACCCATACCATGTAAGTCATAACCAACTAGCGTTCTGCAGCCCATGGTAGACATTTCTGTATCGTTATTGTATTCAGGTTTAGGGAGTTCCATTGTACGAAGTACTTTAGCTTTATAAGGACCTTCTTCTTCAGTACATTCGATATCATAATTGAAAGATTCTGTGGTGATTGCTACTTCATTAGTTTCTGTATCTACAGCTAACCAATTCAATTTAGTATAATGGTCATTACGATCAGTATTGTATTTATTGAATTTAGAAGTTGAATCTTTAATTAAATAACGTCTATCAGTGAAGCGAAGATCAATTACTTGAATACCATCTTCATCTGGAGCAGATACATATTCTTCAGGGATAGAATTAATCAATCGTTTCAAAGTAAGTTTGTCATAATCACTTACTAAAGTTTTCTTGAAGTTCAATGGATCAAATACTTTAGTTTCACCAACATGATGGTCAATACGTAAAGTTACTTCAGATTCAATTGGATGGAATACTGTTTTATTTACAATACGAATTGGGTGTACATCTGGAACATTGGATTGCCAATCAGCATTTACAAAGTTAGGGTAAATACGTTTAGTCAAAGATTTGATAGCAAGTTTCTTCAAATCATAGTTGTCTGTACCAGGACGGTCATTTACATCTTTCTTATAAACGAAGATGGAAATAGGGAAGATGGAAGTAGTATGATTAATACCAATACCATCAAGAGATGCATTCATCATCCAAGTTGTAGCTTTACGACCTTCCCAAGAAGTATCTAAACCAAAGTTAATGGAAGTGAATGGTACTTGAGAACCAGCACGAGATTCTAAAGTATTTAAGTTATGGTAAAGTGCTTGAGCACCTTGTTTACCTTCACGTTCAAGTTCTTCTAAAGCATAAATGTATGCTGGAGTACAGAAGTCTTTGAAGATATTCCAATCAGCATCGATAGAAGCTGTATTGACTACATCTTTGCCATATTTAGATACGAATGTATCATAATCATTACCAACGCCAGTACCAAAGTAACGTAAACCACGTTTGAAATGTTTCAAGAATGAAATACGTACATATGGAGCTAAGTCGAAATCAATCTTAGTAGTTGCAATACCACCAAATTGACATTGGGATTGGATTTGGAAGATAACTGCAATTAATTGACATGCTGTTGCAAAGGAATTAGCTGGACGAACACCACCGTTACGAGCTTCGAAACCATGAGCTAAGCAATAAGCAATGTCAGCATTCAAACAGTTATGAAGACCTACTGCATATTCAGATAAGTCATGAATATAAAGAATACCTTTACGGTGAGCTTCAGCAATGTCTGGGTCAATAAGAGAGTTCAATGCAATTTCTTTTTGGATTACATCAGATGCTTCTTTCTTACGACCACCAAAGGAGTATTCATCAACGTTAGCATTGGAATTCTTAACGTCTTCGCATTTAAGAATACTCATAACTTCTTTCATTGTTTCAGTTTTAGCTGTACGAATATCGTTACGACGTTTACGGTATGTGATATATTCACGAGCAACGTCTGGATATTTCTTCATTAATTGAACTTCAACTAAATCTTGTACATCTTCTACAGCAGCTGTATCAGATTCTAATTTATTTAAATTACGAACTACAGCTGTGGTTGTATTGTTGGCTGCTTCTTCATCTATAGCACCCACAGAATTCATAGCATTAAGAATTGCATTTAAAATTTTAGTACGGTCAAATTCAACAATACTCCCGTCACGTTTTTCAATATGTTTAATCATTAATAAAACCTCTTTTGTCTAGATATATTCTGTTGAGCAGAACCCAGCGGCACCAGGATGTCCTCCGCCACCAAATAGTTCTGCAATTCTGCTTACATCTATATCGGGGTTTGACGTATAAAGAGAAACTGTATATCGTCCAGTCTTTTGATCATAATATCTGATACTTTCACAGATATCGTATTCTTTCATTTTATCACCGAAACCCAAAGAGTTAGTGAAACCATATCCACGACAAACTGTGTAAGTTTTATCACCAATCGTAATAGTTGTTGGACGAGTGAAATTATCTGCTTGAATATCACTAATTATTCTCTTAGCATTAAAGATATCCCTACCAATCTTCAAGAATCCACTAACGTCTAATTCTGTAAGAATCCCTAGGAAATAGAATTCATTATCTGGCATTCTTACTCTATTGCTAGCATAGAAATATTCATTCAAATATATAGGATCGTTATCTGTATATACCCATCTATCATATTGGTCAATTAGGTTTACAGTATTTGGATTAATATGATCAAAAGTCTTTCTAAAATGACGTAGCAATTTCATTGCATAGTCACCATTATCTGGACATTTTGTTTTCTTAAGCACATCATAAACGATTTTAGCACCACATCTATTAGTATCTAATAATACAAGAGTATTGAACTCATTATCAGAACTTTCTTCATTAGGTTTGACTATACGTAATAATCGGTCGCTGGTACTACCAAACTGCCTAATGGATGTAGCGTGATGGTCTGTCATAATAAATCTATGACTAACCTGAGATATTAATTCAATATCATTTACCTTTAAGGAAAGGTCTACCGAAATTACATCTAAACCATCTGGATTGAAAGATGCAAAATCATAATCTTTTTCATAATTATATGCTATTGTCTTGATATCCTTATATTCAGTATACTGATTAAGGAAAGATCTAAGTATCTCTCTAGCGGAAATACCATCCATATCTGTATGGTGAAGAATAATAACTTCTTTACCTTTTACTTCATCACTAGTAAAATAAGATGTAAGTATCTCAGATACTTTTTGTAGATGGTCTCCTACTTCCGACATAGTACTAAATTGTTTGTTTGACATTTTCTAATCACTCCTACCTCTTCTTATGAAAATTATATAGCCTTATAACTCAGGCAAATACGCTGTTTCCAGAGCTTTCTTAATCGCCCGTGGAACGTTAACGCTTACTGGATTGTATAAAAATAGATAAAAAATGAAAAGTTGATAAGGAGAGTCTTCTCAGACTCTCCATTATCGTTTGGATATGAAACCTGTCTTTGATTGACATTCTTTATCTATCTTTATAATTCACCCATAAGGCTAATTATACCTGATAAAATAATTTTTATAGTAAAGAACATTTACCATTCATTACCACCAGCAATTATAGACAAGCACATATTCTAATTCCTCATCTGGATCTTCATTAGCTTCTAAGAATATTTTACACCATTTAATGGTTTTAAGAATCTTTTCTTTCTCACCAAATTCCCCATCAAAGTCTCTTTGACCCCAGAAGAATCCAGAAGCATCAGAATATTCTTCCATATTTCTTCTACAAGAATCTTCTAAGTCTAGAATATCGCTTTTCTCTAACTCCAAAGGAACAGTGTTGAATAATTCTTCACCGTTGTATTTATTGTAATACAAGTCTTCCATAAATGCTTGAAGATGTCTATACTTTCTGAAGTATGAAATTTCCATTTCTAACATCTTTGTATGAGTTTTCTTATCATAAGCTCTTACTTCAATATATGCATCTAATCCCATAACAAATTCCTCCTTTTTGCGAAATTGAGGGTGGTACCGAATATTCGGTACCACCTCTCATTTATTTTAAATATCATATCCAGCAACGTCAACGTCATCTAATAGATTATGTTTATCTGTATCTAATCGACGAATTTCGTTGATTTCACGTTGCATATCTTCAGCGGTGAACTGAATTAGAGTTCGGTTATAAGCTGGATGGATTGTAGAAATCATCAATTCTACTGGATTCATTTCACCTAAACCTTTATAGCGTTGAATTGTATCTGGTTTGGAATCATCTAGAGTTTTCATTAATGTATAAAGACTAACTCGTTTACCATCAATTTGATAACCTTCGTCTTTATAGTTTTCATTAATACTATCTCCGATTAAACGATAGCAATCCTTTAGCATATTGGAAGTAAAGATAAGTGTTTGGACTTTATCTTTAGCCAGACCATCTACTACAAGACAACCATTCTCTTCTCTTACGGAGAGATATGGATATTCTTTGTTGATAGCTTTCTTAATACCATTCAATGGAGTTTTTCTTGTAATAAGTTTATACAACGTTTCCATTAACTCTGGATCTGTTGCATAGTCTTGACACAAGATATCCATATTTTGAAGATAATTGAAATTCTTATTCAATAGACGTTCAATTTCTTTACCATGGAATGGAGTACCATCCCATTGTGTGATTACATGATTCTTAGCAAATAGTTTATAGATATATTCGATATAATCAGATTTATCTGTAAAGTATTGCATGTTGCTAAGGTAATCATCTTTAGTAACCATACGTTTGTTCTTTTTCTTAATACCATACAATGGTGGAATAGCAGCGTATACACGACCTTGCTCTACCAATGGACGATAGTATATCAAGAACATTTTTAACAACAAAGAACGGATATGAAGACCGTCAGTATCGGCATCGGCTAAGAATATAATCTTATCAAATTTACATTTGTCTGGGTCACATGCTTTACCAGCACCACAACCTAAGATAGTATAGATAGCTTTGTTTTCTTCATTATCAAAGAAGTCTTTACGACTACATGTCATAGCATTCTTTACTTTACCACGAAGTGGGAAAATACCTTGACAGCTATGGTCAATTGCAGTACGACATGGATTCAATGCTGAATCCCCTTCTACCAATATGAATTCAAGATTCTTCTTACCAGTTGGTTTACCATACTTGGAAGGAAGACCTGTGAATACTGATACTTGAGATTTCTTTAATGTATCGATCTTCTCTTTAGTTACGTTCAAACGTAAGGTAGCGGCAGCTTTAGCATGGTTAGAAATTCTAGACACACCATCAGCGTTCTTTTTACACCATTCATCTAATGCTAGTTTAACTAGGTCTTTGATAAATGGTTCTAAGTCAGCATTAGAAAGAATTTCTTTAGCCTGACCAGAGAACATTGGTTCAATATGGAATGCAGAGATTACACCTTTGAAACCAGATTTGATATCATTATTAATGACAGAGATCTTACTGGAATTATTGAATACAAATTTATTCAAATAATTACGGAAGTAAGTTGCCACCGCATCAACTAAAGCAGATACATGAATAGATTGACTGATAGTAGGACACATATTACCGAAGGAGATTACTTCTTCAGAACTGTCGATATCATCAGCACCCCAAGTGAATGCAATTTCTGCACGCATTGTTTTCTCTGGATTCATACCAGAGATGTAGATAGGATCACATACACGTTTCTTAGTCATTGTATCTAAGAATGTAAGGATACCTTTTTCATTTACCAAACGTTTCTCAATTACTTGACCACGTTTAGTTACACCTTTGAAGTTTACAATAGCACCAATCTTCATCAATGGTACTAAAGTACTGATAAGATTAAGTACGTCATCACATGTTGTAGTGATTTCACCCATAATATCATAACAAGGTGAGAATTCGATTCTAGAACCTTGACGATTTTCTTTATTAGGTTGGCTAACTTCACCTTTACTCCATGGGAAGCCTTCAATGAATTCCATGTGTCGATGTTCAGCTTTACCACTTGGAGAAACTTCTTTACATAAGTAGCTATCTACAATAAAGCGACTAGACAAAGCATTGGTAACTTTAGCACCAACACCATGACGACCGGAGGAGAATTCACCTGTACCTTTTTCTTTATCAAAGTTAGATGATGTATTTGGTTTTGTGAAGATACGTTCGATATTGTCGAATGGAATACCACGACCATTATCCATACTTACGAAAGTATTTGTATCTTCATAATATTCAGTCCAAATTTCAGTACACGGAGATTTATCTTTCATTAATTCATCCATGGAGTTCTGAAATACTTCACGGATCATATTAATAAAACCTTTATCTCCAACGTAACCAATATATTGACCTGGAGTTTTTCTTACAGCCTCTGTAAAGGAACCCATAGTTCTGATAGATTTGCCATAAGAATTGATATTCTTTTTAAATTTCTCAATCGAGGTCATCTATTTATTACCCTTTCAAATAAGATAAAAATAAAGATAAAAAAGGAAGTAGAGAATAATCTCTACTTCCGAATATTATCTTAACTTCATCTACTAGTTTTCAAAACCAGGGATAGCCGCTGCCGCAGATGCTGTTGTTGTAGCAGGTTGAGCTTGTGGAGCTGCTACAGGAGCTTGTTGACCAATAGGATTAGCCATACCTTCAGCAGGGTTAGCTACAGGTTGTTGAGGAGCAGCTTGTGCTGGAGCTACAGGAGCTTGGTAGCTTTGTGGAGCACCCCAGCCACCAGCTTGAGGTTGTTGCATTTGCATACCCGCTACTGGTTGTTGAGGTTGTTGGTAACCACCATTCCAGAATGCACCGTTCATTTGAGGAGCTGGTTGAGGAGCCCATTGTTGTTGTTGCATACCAGGGTAGCCATAACCATACATAGGTGCACCAGTTGTGATTGCAGACAAACGATTCAATGTGTTGTAATCGTTAGCGTAACCATAACCACCTTGAGCTACATTCATGGAACCATAGTAGTTCAAAATGTATTCAGCAGATTTATCCCACATTTTTGGCAATTGATCAATTACTGTACCGAATACATACAATTTGTCAGCCAATTCTGGAGAGATTGGACCCCAGTTAGCTTTCATTGTATTCCAGATATCGTTGAATTGGGAAACTACGTGACGAACGTTGTTGCTTAATTCTTTACGATTTTCATTGGAAGGTTCAATGTAGTTGAAAGTTTCATGACAGATACCACATGTGCAAGAGCCGTCTGCATTTGCACTTAATGTAGATTGACCGTTGTGATCGCGATGGTTACATTTGTAACGGGCGATCTCAGTCGCATCCTTAGGTGGTTGGAAGAAAGCTTCCATATCACGAGTATTGCGGTTACGAAGAGCGTTGATTTCGTCTTGAGTCAACGTAGAGTTCATAGGCATATTCGTGTTTTGTGGAGCCATTTGAGCTGCCATAGGTTGAGGCCATTGTGGTTGCATACCCATACCATAGCCATAACCACCCATCATTGGTTGTTGAGGTTGTTGATTGAAGTTGTTGTAATTGTTAGTCATTGTTTTATCCTCCTGACTAAAAATGTGTGTAATATAAAAATATTTTTTAAAATAAGATTTTCTTATTTCATAACGATATTATATAGTTATAATTCAGTTTAACTATATTATTTTTTAAGCTCTTCGCTTACCATACCAAGTGGTAATTCAGATGGTTTTTTAGTCTTGGCATAGTTGTTACGATAAGCAGAGTGTTTATTCACATCCAATGGATCGAAGAGAGCGGCTTTAATAAGACCACCGATATTGTCATCGATTGGAATTACTTTAGCACCATCACCAACACCATGAGCAGATGGGAATTTAGCTTTCATTACTGCTAAAGATTGACCAAAGGATTCTTCGGTCAATTGAGTCCACATCTCTTGAATATTGTCATAGTTAGATGCGGATAACATACCAGCATAGACTTTACGTCCAGTACCAGCAGGTTCGAATCCTGTTCCTTTTTCATTTGTAGAATAATAGAATAGAATTTCGTTATCATCGTCCCAAATGAAATGCTTGTGGGCTCCACTTAAGATTACGTCATTATCTAAACGAATACAAAGTGGTTCAGCGATGTTCTTTTTGAGAGATTCACTATATCTCAAGACACTCATGAAAGCATCTCGTAGAGCGATAACTTGTGCTTTTTCCATTATTTCACCTCCATGCGATAAAAATAGCATCATACTCATATAAGAGTATTCTTACAATATTGTTAGCCGGATATTAAAAATTAAATTATAAATTTATACTGCTTTAATTTTACACCCATACTAATCAAGTATCCTAAATTACCATTGGAAGCTACCATATCGTTAAAGCCAGATAATGCAATATCGTAAACAGCTAGAAGTTCTCCATCTGTTTGCATTACAGTAAAGATATCTTGAGAACCATATTTCTCATAGAATTCTTTAGTTGCATTGTAATGAATCAAAGCATTCAAATGTAAAGTTTGTAATGCTGGGATTACGATGTGAGTTACGAAGTCATATGTGAAATATTTATTATACTTTTCAGTAATATTTCCATATGCTAAGTCCTTAAGTAATAATGGTACTTTCTTCATCAAACGTTCAGGACGTTCCATTACCATAAAGGTATCACCTTTGGATTTAATCAAAGGGTCGAAGAATGCAGAACCATAATTATTCTTCTTATTAGGTTTAGCCATTATTTTCCTCCTCATCACCATACAAATCCCAACGATAGAATGCTTCAATACGAGCTTCATATGTATCTTCACCAAATTCAGGATCGATCGGATCTAATTCAATGATTTGTTCAGCTTTATCTAGAATGAATTCATTCCATACAGATAAATCGAAACCTTCATCAGAACCATTGAAGATAATATTATTCCAGTCGGATTCGGCTAGCATATTATTTTCTAAAAGCATTCTGATGAAAGAATAGAACGAGATACCATCACTGATCTTTTGAGAATCAGAGATGATCATAGATTTGAACCAATTGATAGAATCTTCACCATAAAGATCTGGTAGATTCTTAATAATCTCTTTAGCCGCGTTACCACGACCTTCGATTACTGCGTAGGTTCTTTCTTGTTCCACTGGAGTATCAGAAGATTCACTAAATTCAATTAGTAATAGATACTTCTTGATCTCAGAAGGAACGATAGGTTTGTTTTCTTCATCCAAGAATATAAATGGTTGGATAAAGTCAGTTCTTGTTAATTTTTGCATAGGTGTGCTCCTTTCTATATTAAAAATATAATTCATAGAGTTAATATTACCCTACCATATAGATATTATATAATCGTATAGAATTTTATTATATCCGGATTTGAATATCCATGTCCAGAATACACTGGACAGGATAAACACTAAAAGCCAGAATAATACAAATGCGGTCTTTTTCATAGCACTGCCAATATACAGAATATAACTAAAGCAGCTATAATGATAGATTGAATCATGACTACATATTTCAATACTTTCTTGCCAGAAATACCATTGTCGTCTAATTCTACATGATGATATGTACAGCCGCCACCGTTTTTGATATCATAGAACATACAACAATAGCACATTCCTTGGGAATTGAAGTGCTGTGCTAATGGTCTACCAGAGTGCTCGACAAAGCCGAAGCACACATCTCTTTCGAGAATAGCTGGTAGATCTTTATTATTATCATATTTACGAGATTTCTTGGATTTCTTTTCCATAATCTCTTTATTAGCTTCTTTGACCTCAGCCAATGTACTTGCATCGACTGTAGAATCTTCACAGGAAGTTGCTTTGTAATTAGTTTTAGTTAAATCTAACTTCCTATGGCGTCTTTGTTTTACTTTACGACCCATTAACTTCCTCCTACCATATAATATCTATCATAAAAGCCATAATTATACCTAATATAATTATACTAAGGGCAAAGACTTTAGCATCGTCCTTAAACATATTCAATCCCTCCAGTATACAAACAATGCCCAGATATAAGTTAAAACAAAAGAGGTTATAAATACACCGATTAATAATACTCGATTATTTACAATAAACTCTTTTTTGCTATTTATATCAGTTGTCTCTCTTGGAGGAATTGATTTCTTCCTTTTGAAATTTATATTAGCTGTAGTCAATTCCTTGAAAGGAAATTTACACTCATTGTAGTACTGATTGTAATGCCTACAACCAGTACAACCATTTTCAGGAACAAATCTAAGACGATTATGTTTCTTAGCATTCCTGAATTTAGGACATCTCTCCTGCTCCACTTATTTCACTCCCTAATAGAACTTCTTCGATTTTAGTACATAGATGCAAGTATTGCTGAATCGAGTAATGCCTACATAATCTAAGTTTCTATTGATATTCTTATTCATGTATTCAGAAATATAAATACCGTTCATGAACTGAGAACCTTGGGATATATGAGTAGTAATAGCATAACCTAATTCAAATAATTCACCAGCTGGACGATAATGACCACTCTTAAACATGTCTTTATCTTCATAAGCAGCGTTGAAGTATTTGAAATCACATTTCAAGTCTCTAAATACAGATGGAAATAGATTCGGCATAAAGTCTATATGGAAACTATCTGAAGATACTCCCAATACAGATGGTTCATTGATTACTCTACCAGTCAAACCATTAGCTAGACTAATACCATGCTCAGATCTTAACCAGTTATTCTTACGACAAATCAATTGTTCGCCATAAGCTGGTATCTTAAGCATAGGATCTATACCACAGAGCTCTCTCATAAAGCGATTATAACGTTCTCTTGTTTTATTACGACCACAGATTACAATATCTGCTACTTTAAACATATCTGGATGTAATTCGTCTTCATAGATTACATTTACATCACCATACAATCCACGATGGATTGGTTGGTTATTTAAAATACGGTCTGCAAGATACACAATCGCTGAACTTTGGGCTTGTCTCATAATGGTATTGAGCACATGAACCTTACCATCATATAAGTATGCTGGTCTATCTGCTACAGGAGGTAATTGGTTCAAATCTCCTGCGGCAATAATCTTAATTCCACGAGATTCTATTTCTTTCTTAAGAGAATATGGAACAGAACCTGCTTCATCTATACATATCAACTTCTTACCAATAAGAGGAGTTGGTACAAATACCAATCTTCTTTTTGGTCTATTGAAATATGGGTCTATATTATCATAATCATATTCCCACTTAGGTTCAAAGAGCCATGAATGAATTGTCTTAGCATTCATCAACCCTTTAGTTCTAAGAACGATAGCGGCGGCACCTATATATGCCATAGGTGCAACCTCTTCTGGCATTAAGCCTAGACGTCGAATTATCTCCATCATAACAACAGATTTACCTGTTCCGGCTTTGCCAGAATATTGAAATACTTGTTCTGATGAATTATGATAAAAATCAACGGCGGCTTGAACAATTCTTTCTTGTTCTTGACTTAATTCTATCATAATTATCTCCAAATTAAATTTTTCTGAATACAGTGATTAACCCATCTGGGTTTTCTGGTTGTTCAAATTCTTCATAAGTACCAATATCCAATTTAGATAAGTCTCTATATTCAAAGACATTAGCATCATCGATCTTATAAATCAAATCTAGATATTTGATACAATCACGATGGTATTCATTACCAGATAATTCATACATATTATCGAATTTGATTGTAGCATGACCAAGATCATTCATCTTAGCATTAGTTACGTTTAAGAATAAGATTCTATCTGTGTCTTTGTTGAGGTTTACTTCAAGGAACCAACAAACACAGTTGATACAAAGTTTAATATCATTATAAGGATCAAATAGTTTAATCCCTAATGGTAATTCTGGTACAGCTTCTGGATCTCCAGTAGCCATAACAGCTTGTTCCTTTAGTCTATTATACATTCCATAGTCGATATATTTATTACCATCGTACGTGAAGTATAATAGCTCATTATTTTCTAAAGACTCCTCGGAACATAGGAGATTATCGTTTATAAATGGGATAAGACCCAATCGTTGAATCATACGATCTGAAAATAATTCAGCATTATGATTCATAGTCTCATAATATCGTTGCTGTTTAGCTAACTCTTTCTTGGTTATACGAGGCATTTGGAACTCCTTCTTTAAATCATTCACATAAATATAATAAGAAATTACTTATTCATATTTATATTATATACCCAAGTTCTATTTTATCCAAGGAGGTAAATTTAGATGGCTTATAATGATACATACATTGCTGTATTACTAACAACCTGTGATAAATACACTCCAGGGAAACAAACTTTTCGTATTCAAAGCTTAGTTGGTCTCAAAGAAAACTCTAATCAAATAGAGAAGACTGAAAACCAAGGTGGTAATCTTTTAAATAAAGAAACCGACCATCTACCTTTAGGTAGTGCTAATACATCAGCTGTAATCACAATTGATGTACCTTATGAAATCTCAAGAAGATTTCCTGTTAAATTTATCCCACCAGGGACTCGTTTCTTAGTATCGTTCTCTTCTGGTGATATCAAAAATCCTATCATCGTTGGAGGTGACTACTAATGTCGTATTATGATTACTCTAATTTAACTGCTCCCGAAAATGCCCATACGTTATCCGAATTCGTTACTGCTGGTAAAACCCATGCCGAAAATCGGTATGTTGATTTCTGCTATATGGAGAAATTGGGAAGTATTAATTTCGTGGTACGAAATATTTTGAGGGATTATATAGAAGAACTCAAGGAAGAAACAATCGAATGTACCCTAAGCCTTGAGGAGCAGTTAAAATATAGATATAATCCTAAACACCTAGCACTAGATATTTATGGAAGTACAGATTTATACTTCATTATCTTGATGCTTAATGACATGATTGATGTCAGAGAGTTTAGAGATATTCATAAAATTAGATTACTTCGTAGAAGTACTCTAATGGATATGATTTCTAAGATCAATACATCTGAAAGAATTAATCTAGAGAAATATAATGCTAAGCATTCACATCTGTAGATTCGTTCTTATCCCATTTAACGATAAATCTAACGTCTACTCTATCACCGTATAGATTAGTCCCAGAACCTTTAACTACAACTTCATAACCAAGTAATTCGTAATAGCCAATAATATCTTCTAGGTCTTTCTTTTTGAGTACAGCTAATTTGCTGTACTCAAATATTTGCTCTTTTTGAGTCTTAGCATTTTCAATCAATGATACAATCTCTTCATTCATAGCTTGAATGAAAGCTGTTGCTGTATCAGAATAGTTTTTGAATTCTGTGATGATGTTAAATGCATCTTGTGCTGTAATCATGGGTAATCCTCCTGATTTTTAAAAATATAATTTATATTAAGCAAGGAATGAGATTACTTTAATCTCACCATTACTCATATCCATATCATCCATTACATACAATGGCTCTTCTATCATACTGAATGGGTGTAATAATTCAGACTCATCGATTACTATATCCTCTTTTGGTTCATTACGAACTACTGTAGGTTGTGGTATAATATCTAATTCGTCTTCACTATCTAAACCCATAAACGGACTTGGCTCTGTCAGTAATTTATTTTCTCTTTCTGGTAATTTTACACTACCATCGAAGCGATACATTTCTGACGGAGCTCCGTTCATAATATCTTTCTTACTACCACTGAGGTTAAGTACACTCAATGGTGAAGCAAGTTTAGAATCTTCTACTAATTTAATAGTATTAGTTTTATCAAATGGTTGGAAGAAAGTCCTATCAGTTGCTGTGCATTTATAACGAGTCTTAGTTACTTTGAAACCCATATACTTTTCTTCACCGACCCATTGTGGAACGATAAAGATAGTAGCATCTACGTTTTCATCGATAAGACTAGACTCACCGATATTAGCACGACCGATACCATCGGTAACATCTTTCTTAGAATTATTACGAATTTCATCTACAGTTTTAGCACCCTCACGGTTAATTTGTGATGCGGTGATTACTGGAATATCGAATCTATTCGCAAAGTTTTTCAAGTCATTGATTACTGCACCTAATTTAAAACGTTCTTCCATTTGATAATTATCAATTGGTTTGATACGTTTAATATAGTCGAATAATACCCCAATGACTTCATATCCTCTATTTGCAAAGTCTTCTGTCATTTGATGTAAATAACTTACATCAACAGAGTTGATTGGTTTATAACGAATTGCCATATTAATTGGAGATGATTCATTAACTACCATACCCTCTTCAGCTAGTTGTTCTAATACTTGGTCTGTAGTGAATTCAGCCATATCTTTGTCTGTACCACAAGAGATAGTATATAAAGAATCAACAGCTTCTCTCATTGTATTTTCCATTGTGAAGAATAACAATAGAGGTTTCTTAGTTTTATCTTTGCATTTGAAGTTTGTATTATACTTCTTAATTTGATAGAAGATATTAAGTAAGGTTGTCGTTTTACCTTCGCCCGGTAAACCAAATAGACAGTAAACACGAGAACCTTCGAAACCACCAGAAAGAATATCATTAAACCGATGCATACCAGTTTTCAATTTGTAAGAAGGTTGTCTCTTACGATTGATGATTAAATCTAATGGTCCTCTTGGATTAGATAATAAGAAGTCTGTTTCATCTGTATTTGTATCAATATAGTTTTCATTGAATTGAGTAGATGCATTATTAATTACTTCTTTAATACGCATTGCATTTTCGAAATAATTTTCAGGACTTCCGTTTATATAATCCGCGATGGATAGATTCAAACTTTCGATAGTTTTATTTACAGTTTGAGTATCTAAGATATTTGTAACAACATCTTCTACCCATTTAACTTCACCATCGGAAAGTTCTTGGAAAGATGGGATATCTAAATTTTCGTATTTATTACCAACCAATCCACAGATTGTAGTTAATAATAAATCACGACCAATTGTAGACCCGTATCTTAATCTAAGCTCAATAGCATCTATAGCAAATAGATATCTGAGCATCATAGATTCGTTTTCGCTGAAGTGTTTTACTTCACTAGCCTTTAATACTTTCAATAAGTTTTCAAGACCAGTAACTCCAATCATTTGATTTTCGCTCAACGCGTATTCACAGAACTTAGTAAACATTTGGATGTTATAATTTACATTCAAACGTACTGTTTGGTTTCTTTTAGTACCATACTTACTGGTTCTACGACGCTGTCTTTCACGGATAGTTTCTGCCATCGTACCACAATTCCTTCCCAAGAATTAAAATTAAATATTTTGTAAGATTCCGATTAAATCTTCGTAAGTCAAAAATACGCTTCCCTCGGATTGATTAATATATCGAACCAATTTATTCTCCGGCGTAATATTCTTATCGAATAGATAATCATAATTTTCGTACTCGTTTTGAATCTCTTGAAGATTCTGTACTATATTGTCATTATGAATTTTAGTTTCGATTTTTACGTTAGGATTATTCCGATAAAATGTCTGAATAATCTCTAAATTTTCTGGATTGGATTCAGTAAATCGAACTCGAAGATATTTAATATCTTCTTCTTTCATAGTTTGAGCAATATATGCTATCATATCTTTAGGATCTCCGTTAATCATGGAATCCATATTAATAGTAATATACTTATCAGATATGATTGGTTCATAATGAACGGCATATTGTCGAGTTCTCATATCTTGCATCATAATGATAAAGCCTTTTTCTTCTTCCTCACCAAATTGCCATCTATATGGAGAACCACAATAGTAGAAATGTTTTGCATAACACCCAGGTGTATGCACATGACCAGATATAATTGGACCAGCACAGTGTCTGAAATGATCCATATAGAATACTGGTTCTCTATCTGAATTCAGATTAGGTATATCTTTACCAAAGATAGCACCTACAAATGTACCATGCATATAGCATGCATCATAAAATCCAGATTGGTATAAGAATTGCTCATAATATTCAGAACCTTTTCCATATAATTCTGGAATACAAAGAATTCTTTTACCTTTGACTGTTTCGAATTTAACTTCTTCGATAATCCGAACGTCTGTTCCATTTGCTATAGCTTGTTCAGCCATAGGATAGAATAATTTTATTTGATCTGCATCATGGGAGTAAGTACCGGCAATGATTAATAATGTAGCATTTTTAATTGCACATACTTTGATCAAATCAGAAATAAAATAACAAGCTAACGAAACAGACTCAGAGTTAGCCATAAATTTATGATGAAAAATATCACCATTAACCGATACTATATCTAGAATCGGTAGGGTCATAAGTCGATCTATGAATTGGTCTTTTAATAGTTTATATTGTTCTTTTGGATCCATAGCCCCAAAATGTATATCCGATATATGGGCTTCAACGAAAAAATCTTGCATATTATCCCCCTAAAATTGTCTTAAAGTGTCTCTTATGGTCGTGTTAGAGCAACTTTACATTTTAATTTGAGAACTATATTGTAAGGAAGAAAGATACTAGTTTTGTTTCCTCTTATAAAATATATACCTTAATCAGTCACATTTTGTTTTACACAGCCATAACAAATGTGAACTTACAGAATATAAATTTGGTGATTAGTTTATATTCGTTTTTAGCCTGCTGACTAAAAAGATACTTGACATGCGTAGACCACTTTAAATATGAATTTTTAGTTGATTGACATATTTAATTTAGGTCTCAATAAAAACTCCTATGCTTAAATAACTACTGTTGTTCGTTTATAGTAACTTTCCTTATAGATAATATAAAAATCTTTAGTTTGTTTGATGGCCAAACTAAAGCTCCTTGTGGACCTTTCTGTCTTACACTACTTAACATGACTCTTAATACTGTACGTTTAATGCCAAACTAGTATCTTCTTCCTTAAGCGTACATTGCTGCTCCAAACTAATGATGTGTGTACTCGGTCTACTCCATATGGAGTAGACCACCCTACTTTATTTTTTATTACATCAATTTACATATAAATAATTAGAATATAATTGTGGTAACGATTTAGACCATCTTTCATTTATAATACGTCAAACAACAACCTAAACGATTACCCTGTTATACTTCTAATAATTCATAACCAAGAACCCTTCATTTTATTCATATTCGCAAAACATCACATTACCTTTTATATTTTTGATATGGAATAAGATGATGTAATAGAATTAGACTTAACCACATTTCTTATTTTATTTTAGATAAACTGTAAACTTATCAAAATCATATATAAGACAAATCAGAAAAAAAGCTAAATACATTATAAATACACACTGTAGATTATCTCAATCTATAGAATTAACTACAAACTTTATAAGTCAATTCTTGGTTCTTGGTTTATTTTGCCGGTTTAGAAAAACCGGAAGAGAATTTTATGATAAAAGTCCCGTTACCAGATATCTGGTAACGGAGGCTTTTTCGCAAAATTACTTATTATAAATTTCATTAGCTTGTTCTAAGAATAGTTGTACACATATCTCTACTAACTCATTGGTTATTTCGGATTCTAGCTGAGGTAATCTATAATCACCTGAATCTATATATCTATTTGGTTTTAATTCATATAATGACCAAGAAACTCTATCGTCATCATAAGGACAAACCTTATATCTCATCAAACGGTTTCTAAATATACCAATATCGATAAAGTACATATCATCTTTAGTTACTTTATAACTTGGTCCTACAAACCTAATCATATTATACTTAAGCTTACTATCAATTGGTTTATTTAGATATAGACTATGGGTCTTAGTATTATTTTTACTTAACTCAAAAGTCCATAATGCTGCCCAATAGAGATTATTCCTTTTAAATAATCTCCTTATAGTGGATTTGAAGCTAAGAGTATAGAACCATAATACTATAGAGTAGAGAATAGGAGCAAACCATCTTAGTTTTTGTATAGTCATAGAATAACCGACTATATATCTTATTAAAATGCGTTCGACCATTTTAGCTCCTTGTAAATATCTTTGAACTTATTCTCCATATTTAGGATATAGTTATAGGAAGTCAATAAACTGAAGAACATCTGATGACAATATTCCATAAATTCAGCTTGTTCTGGTATATTCATATCACAATGAACCACTTCAAATACACTATCACGTTTATCCATTCGAAGTATAGTAAATCCATCAACTTCAATACCTTCACAATACCATAATAGATATCTGTAAGCTGCTAATTGTAAGAAGTACTTGAAAGATACTTGATTAGAAGTCTTAAAGTCCATTAAGAATATTCTATCATCTACCGATAGTAGTAAATCATAAGTACCACCGAAGTATGGACAAGTTAGAGTCTTTTCAGAGCCTAATACTGTTACTTTGTGCTTATCATTAAGCATTCTCCACCAAGTTTCAAATGATTCAATACAATTCACCGATTCCTGCATCAAATCATGACCTGGTTCTAGATTTGGTGAATTAGTGATAAGTTTAGCAAGGTAATTGTGTACTTCTGTACCAATATTCGCTGCATGATTCAATACTTTTCTATAACTTTGACGTTTAAACCCTAAACTATTAGCCCAATACATCAAAAAATCATCATGTATAGTTCTCCCAAGAACTGATGTTACTCTTGGGACTTTGATACCGTTACATTCGTAACTACTTTTAAAATCTTTATCTTGTA